CAGTTTGTGCAAGAAGTTCACGACCTTTTTTGGTCAAAACCGCATCTACTGTTATAGTTTGATTGTCTATATATCCCATATGTCTTTTATAAAAAGGTACTCATCTATAAGTATCAGTGACGATTCCTTTTTTATGAGTTTATTACGTTGGCACTCTGGATCAGATTAAGTTTTCCAACCTGAGTGGTTTGAACTGGTGTTGATCCATCTTCCAATCCATTTAATCCTATTGTCGTTGAATCCGTTTGACTGCATCTTTTATAAATGCCATTTCCACTCAGCCCGAAAGTGACTTCTCTAAACAATGAAAATATTGACCGTTTATGAGTAAAATGATTTCTTGGGTATCCATTTACGAACTCGAAATACTCGTTGGGAACAGGAGACATTGGAAATATAAATGCTTGGTACACGGGAAATGGAGGAGGCATTATTTCTACTCCAATAGACCAGTATTTATTTGTTGTTAAATTAGGACTATTTTTGAATGTGTATGGATTATGGTTCCACGAAATTCCATCATATGATATTCCAGCCGGAACATTACTAATAAAACTGCTTGTATAAATAAGACTATTGAAAGAGGCTTTAGATACAGATACATAATCATACAAGTAAATGGAATTTGTAGAATACAAATTTTCATTTGGATTTGTAGTACGATTATAGGGACCAGTTTTATTGTAAATGAAATATTTTCCCCACCGTTTGAAAATGTAATCCGAAGTTGAAGCAGTGGGGGTATATTCTATATTCATATCGAATAATACATTTCCATTCGAAGAAAAATGCCCAAATTGATATTTATCGGGAACATCTGATATATATCCTCCTCCATAATTAGATGGATAGATTTTATTTGGCAGACTTAAATAATCCAAATTCAAATCCAAAGTCCTAGTAGTTTCCAATGACATTGATAACCTTACCAATTTTGTATTTGGATCATGAAAATAACGAGAAGCCGCAATATCAGTATAGAATACTGATCCTGTATTCATTTCGCTGAATATTGGTTTACTTTGATATTTTGGACGTTCCAGAACGGTAGGTTCAATCAATACTCCTATAAGAGCGTTTGCTCGGGCAGGAACAACATTCTTTATTGATTCGAAAATAGAACGATTGAAATACAATTTGAAAAGAGTAACCAGTTCATTAAACAAAGTTCTACTTCCACTACAATCAGTTGAAGCTTCTGCGTATTCTTGTCGGAGATTTCTCAATGAATCATAACTTGATGAAAACTGATTGGTAGGATCACCAATGGCTCCCATTATGTCATAGTTTCCAAAAAACCTTACGATATCTCGATTTCTAAAATCCTGCGGATCTGCAAACAATCCCACTTGATTAGAATCTGGTGCCGAATCATTCCTTGGAATATAAGTCGAACGTTCTTTATCATCAAAACGGGCCGCTATTGATTGTGAAGTAAAACGGATTTTTTCATTTCGAAACTTGTTAGGCCCATAATTAGAAACCGTCCAGACACTCGGGTAATCTATTACTTTGAACTGAAATGGATAACATGATTGGGTAACATATTGGCAAGATGAAGAATTGTAAACTAATTTTTGTGTTCCAGCCCACGGATAATAGCTCTTTATATTACTTATATCTACCTGTGGAAAAACCCCAAGATATTGCTGCATTTTTATACTAGCATTCGGCCCAGCATAAAATGAATTTGCATTTTTCCAATTACCCATCCAATAGCTATGTGTACTATCAGGAGGGATTTGTCTCATATTAAATGGATAATCCGTATGCATACGGAATATGAGCAATTGTTCAGCGGGTCTTGAACCACTATAAGCATATGAGTTTATGTTGTTAACATAATCTTCGAAACTATTATCAGGCATAGGATCAAACCATACTTGCACTTTATCCATTGTTCCGGTATATCCCTGCCCATTTTGGACTGCAAACCATCCTCCGATAATGAGATTAGATGCAGTACCATTGAACAAAAAGTGAGTGTTTGAATCATATATTGTCGCACTCGACGTTAATTGCATTACTACATTTCCATAAGAGTTCTTCTGGACATATAGATCATATGTTGAAGGCATATGATTCTCTACAGGGTCGAGATCAAATCCTAAATCTGGAAGGTTTTTTCTTACCATTATGGAATAAATGTCTCCATCAAACAGAGGAAACTGAGGAGAATATATTTTTACCTTTTCATCTCCGTTATATCCCATTTTAAAGAAAATCTTTCCTGCATTTTTGGCGGGAACTCTTGTAAATCCTACTGCCCACATCCCCGATCCACTTGGGCTTCCCATAGTAGATCCAGTCGGCACCGAACCAAATAAAGTTTGGTCTTTTCCATAGATGTATGGAGTCGCATCATCAATGCTTATTTTAGCAAGATAAGAATGAATTCCTGGGGGAATGGGGACTCTAAACTCGTCATAAATAGACGATGTGTTCCACTGATACATGTACGTTCTCTCGAAGGTAGTATATGATGCCACATTATCGGTATAATTAAGTCCTCCATACTCACGAATGCTTAAGAGAGCGGATGGAATGCCGTAACAAGCAAGTATCAACCGGATAGACTCCTCAGTTCCTTTTGTCTTATAAATGCGAGGAAGATTAAGGAGAACACGATTACGAATTGCTTTCAGACGATCCTCGGCAGACATGTCATTTAGACCTTCCATTTGTTCCGATGTCAAATAGTTGTTGAGAAGATTAGTCTGTTCCAACGAATCATCGAGGTTCCAACCAAAAGTTTCTAACATGTAATCCACAATGCGACGAGTGAATTCCTCTGTAGTACTGTGTCCAATTTTTCTTTCGGATGGAAGATTGGAAATATAAATGAAAATATTATCAAAAAAGTGGCCAATCATTGACAAGAAAACAAGATAATCTGGACTATAAGTACCACTATTCGGATCACTAATATGTTGTGGACAATTATTGACTAAACTATCTCTATTGTTAAGATCATATTCTTGTGCCACAGAATCTTGAGATGTAACATAACCTGCACTTACAAATTGTCCATTGACATAATCATAGTTCCCACTTCGGTAGAGATATGACTCATATCCATCGAATGAATTTACAATATTATTAAGTTGATTTTGAATGTTAGAATTCTCTTGAGTATAAAACGGATAGAAACTTCCACTTGCTATCAAAAACGCATCATTTTCCTGATTCAATGTTGCAAGAGATGCACTCAATGCCGAGGCATTTATCATTTTATTCTTGAAAATATTGAGACGAGCCGTTGCCGAAGAAAATACCACAAAATTCTGAAAATTCGTATAATCTACGTTCAATTCAGTTAGATTTCTACTCACCGTAAGTTCTCGTTCCGTTTGATCATCGGTCTGCAAATCTGTAGCAGTATATGACAAATTTGTATTTGTCAAACTCACATTGGAAATTGGAATGGAAAAATTTGGTGGGCCAATTGTATGAACTATCCCGGCGGCACCGCTTCTTACAATAGCATTGACAACATATGGAGTCAATGAAATATTAGATACCCAACATGAAGATTGAATGGCAAGATCCGAAGGAAGTTCGAATTGAAGTTTGACCAATAAAGTCAAAGAATCATCTGCCGATGTTCTCTCATCAAGTACTCCGTTGTTAAGAATTGGAAGCAATCTATTATTGCCAAAGTTCAATGCATTTTTGAGACTGGCAAAATATTTGTCATGGTATGCCTTAGTAAGAATATATGATATTGGCTGATAGAAATATTTTGTGAAGTAATCATACACGAAAACTTTTGCTTGAATGTATTGATTCGAGGGGTGCAATCCTATAGGAACAAACTTGCGTTCGATGGACGCCGATACAAATCCGTTGTAAGCATTGTCTATATTCGAAAAATTGACAATTGTATCCGAATTTTGCAATAGGTAATTACTAAAATAGGTTCGAATGCCTTGAATTCGGCTAAAGTTGAGTACAGGAGTCGTAACATAAGTGATGAAATCTTCGTACAAATTCTTGAGAAAATTCACCATAGCACCATCATTCGATAAATGAAACACCGACATGATAGTACTGATTTGAGTTTGATAATGGGGGCTTACTTGATTGTATATTTGGCTATACGGACAGTTTTTTATCAACTGCAAATATAGTGGAGACACATCCCTTATCAATACTTTCTTGTTACAGAATGCATTGTAATATGCGTCGGATTCCCCCAACGGAATCAATTTCAATTCTTTTCTCGATGGAGAAATTTCTTTGATAATGAGGGGGTTGTCAGAATCTCCCGCCATATCTCTCGTGAAATTGTACGTGAGAAAGTAACTTCCACTAACAAGACCAAAAGAAGATGATAATTCGTCGAGGGGGTTGACAAGAATGCTTGCATTTTTGTAAAGAATAAAATCCGATTGCAATTCCACATAAGAATATGTAACTGGAAAGTTGAGAGTATTTATGTAAGAGAGCGTAATTGGAGTATAACTCTTCGAATTTTCAAGAATACCCCAAGTGATGAAATTATTATCACGATCCCATACGCTAACTTCTACAACATCTTTTACAGAAAATCCGTACCACAAATCTGTAGCAAATCCACTAATGAATAAAGAATACTCGGTAGGGTTGACATATGAACCCGTATTTAAACTGGCGGTATTGTTACCCACCATTTGATATGATGTAAACTCCATATGTTATGTGATTGGTTTTATTATCGGCGTATAAGGAAAATCTGATGAAAAATCCGATTCTACTCTTCCCTGCCCGAGTGCCTCTCGGAGTTCCAAAATCACTTGTTTAACTGCCATTTGATCCGCTTCTGAACCACTGGCTTCGTTTTGAATAGTAAGCGTATTTAACTGATTTTGCAAACTTATATTTTGTTGTTGAGCAACGTCTAATTGTTGTTGCAAATCTACACTCGATGTTGTTTCTACTAAAACTGCTCCTACAGGAGGTACAAATTCGACAAATGTGGGATCATATAGTGTCTGAACTTTAGAAGGATTATATACAACATTTACTAACGGAAATGCCAAATAAACTTGATTGAAATTTCCAGACGAAGAATTAAAAGTCATATTCCCCACATCATCAAACTGATAAATGTAGGTTCCGTACTTCTGAAAATTGCTAATATCATGGGAAAAGTCGACCATATTTATCTTACCAATTTGAATGTTTTACCTGTATCAACCGTCTGAACGGTATTTCCATCTTCCACACGGATAAGTAATCGATAGTATCTATCTTGTGGTAAACTTGTAGTATCGAGTAAGAAATAGTTTCCGTTCGGATATTCACATCCTATCTTAGTATAACTATCAAAATTGACAATAATTTCGTCGGTCTCGTTATCTTTCAACGCATAATAAGACGTTGGCGGTAAGTACTCTGGAATAAGATATTGTGTTTGCTGTGTGGTTATACCGAAATATTTCAACGGGAATTTCTTTCGACCAAACACTACAATTTTAGCAATATCACCTGCTTTGTAAGTTGGCTGAACATTCTGTAACGCAATAGAAAATGGTCTCTCTACATCCAAAGCATTGAAAATACTTGAAGTAAATGTCACACTGCTGGTATAGAAGAATGAAGATGTATAAACACTTCCACTAAGTTGAAGGTTCAAATATCCTCCAATAAGTGATCCGCTGATAAACTGCCCATAAAAACTTGCGCTATTAAATCCAGATGTAACATATGTCCCAAGAGCTTTGCCGCTGATGTACGTTCCATTAACATAGGCATAAACATATGGATCTATTTCAGATGGAAGAGGAATGTACACTTGAACTCCCAGCAATGTATTCGGATTCCACGAACCAGTTAAATGTGCATTTTCAAATACATGATCAATATAATATGACGTAAATGTATCTCCTGCAAACGGGCCAGTCAAAAATGATCCAGAAGTAAATGATGTAGTAAATGAATTACCACAAGGAGCAATTACTACTGATTGTGAAATGGTAAGATATCCTCGGACTGATCCTTTCACCGGAACCCTCGCAATATTGCCTCGCAAACCTCTACCATCAATAAATCCATTGAAGGCACAGAAGGTTGTATCTAAATAATATCCGGACCCCGTACCATTAAGTAGAATGGATGGACTGTTCAATAATCCTCTGTATAACCCGACATATGTAGCTGACGCCATAGACCCGCTAACAATTCCATTAATAGAAACGCTTGCAGTAATCTCACTGTAGCTCAACTCCACCGAAGATGAAGTATCCAAAGAACCACTAAAATAGTCGACAGTAAAATCATATGCCCCGCTTCCCGTTAGAGTTCCTGCAACGTATGATGCGGTTCCTTCGAATGAACCAGTAAAACTTCCGGTAAATAGATAGGTATAGGCATTTCCGTAAGTGGGTCTTGAAGAATGATGATGACGGTGCCATGAACGATCTCTATATGGTATAAAATGTATTTCTGTTCCAAACAAATCCTGTGGAACTACATCCTCATCCTCATCCCAATTAGGACGGAAATTCCCCCATCCATATACATCATATCCTCTATTTATGGCACCAGGAGTAATTCCATCCGTGTAATAACGTCCAGACCATTGATCAATATCAACAAAATATCCTACTGGCCAATTGTTATTGGCGTGCCAATTATCATGGTCACAAGCACTATGAACGACAGTTGGATTGAAAATCTGATTGCTTGCTGTAATATAATCCGTGGTAGTTATAATAAACGAACTTCCAGAAAATATTCCATCTACCCCACCTACAATAGTAAAAGAAGAACCGCTTTGGATAATAGCAGATATTCCAGAAGTACTTGAAACGGTTGCACTGCTAGTAGTTACACTTCCAGTAATAAATCCAACAAGTGCTATATCATCCCACATTACATCTAAAAGTGGATAATAGATAGTATTGGTATCACGGCTGAAAAATTTTAGAGTGAATCCAGAACCCGTTGCTTGAAGTTCATCGGAACTTACGAGAATTATTCCTTCATTTGGAATACTTTTATTTAACCAAGACATGACCATTGGAGTTACATCCATGTCAATATCTGCGGATTTGTACTGAAAACTTTGTGAACACCAACTAGAAGTATACCACGTTCCCCCGCCATAAGCAAACGAAGCAGTAAAAAACAGTGGATTGTTTATGAAATCAATAGATAGACGAGACTCACTTGCATATGGTGAATACCACGGGGTTCCTCTATTGAGATCACGATAAAGCCAGCTTACGCCTTCGTCTGAACCCCCATCTGACCAGTATCCATTGCCCATAACCCAACTCTGACTTATTGGAAGAGCATAAATATTATAGGCAATAGGAAGATCACAATCATCTGCAATTTTTAGTTTAAGAGCAAAGGATGGATTTACAATTGTTCCACTAACTATTGATTTTGAAATAGCAGTCAGATCGAATTTCAATAACGAACGTTCAATAAACTGAACATTGGTCGTAGTCCAATTTTGTTGATTTACAATATCAGTTCCCGTACCAGTTCCGGTCAAACATGCATTTGAACCAGTTAACTGTCCTGTGAAAATTCCAATAAGTAATAGAACTGTCAAAGATCCTGTAATCAAACCATTGATTAAACTTCCAGAAATACTTCCAGTCTTTTCTATAGAAATCCCATCTATAGATCCCGAAAAATATGATGAAGTAAACTCTAAACTACTACCCGAAATATTACCTTTAGCAAAGGTTACGCTTCCACTACTCAAAGACCCAGTAAATATACCAGTAAAATAGGTAAATCCCTGAGCAGCAAAGGTAGCATTGACATAGACATAGGTTTTCGTGGCACTCAAAACTCGCTGAGGTATATTTTTTGTTCCAACTTGAAGAATTTCCGTAATTCCGAAATTTTTACTTTCCAGTCCTGTGAGATTGGTTATGTACGTGTCTTGTTGCGGATAAATGAGATGATGCATATTATTTCCTATATTTTCTAATCTCGTAACCATCAACATTTCCGTTATCATCCAATTTAGTTACGATTACCCATCCCATTGAACGAAGAAATGGATTGAAAATATTTTTGAACCAGATCCTATGATTTACAGGATTTCCTTGAGTATCCTTTACTAAATGTCCCTTCAACCATTGTTGCAATGTTTCTTTTTCTGGTTTTTCTAATGGTAGTGTTTCCATATCAGATATAAATATCCAGTTTCTTATAATCACTGTTGTTTATTTCGCCTTCCCAAAGTTCTACTACTTTATATCCTCTGCTTTCCATAAATAATCTTCGGCGTTTATCTCTATCCCATTGCTCTGCCGCAGTTCTTTTTGTTGATTTATTATAGTCAGCCGGAGAATATTTTGTTGGAGTCATATGCCAATAATCCCCAAGACATTCTATAATCAACTTTTTATCAGGAATATAAAAATCAACGAACATATTAGAAATTGGATGCCATCGTTCTATTTTATCTGTGATTCTGATTTTGAGATAATTATAAAATCTATCTTCTAATTTTGATTTTCCATTACAGGAATAATTTTTATACCATTTAATCCATTTTGGTGAAAGTCCGTGTAATCTGTAATGTTCTTTCATTTTTTTACCAACTTCCATCTGAATAATTTTCATTTTTTCTCTAAACTTAGGATTGGTTTTATAAAGTTCCAAAACTTTTTCTGTCATTCTTTCAGTTTTTTTCTGATTTTCTTTTTTGTTACAATTATCACATATTTTTCGTGGTATCAGTTTTCCACAATGTTCCCTATTTACAACGACTTCCCTTTGACATACTCTACAATTTGACTTTATAGTATCTTTCAAACTTTCTTGGAAAATTTGGTCTTTATGATTTCGTCGGCACATTGAAGAACAATAATGAATTTTGTCTATCTGTTGCTTGAACTTTCGTTTGATAACAATATTACAAGAAGGATTAAGACATTTCTTTTCAAATAGGAGAGTTATCATCCAGTGATGTTCTGATCGACATTTCCTACAACAATATAATTTTCTGCCAATATGCGACGGACGAAGTTGGAATACACTGCTACAATTTGGATTCTTACATTTTATAGTTGATAATTTACTCATATACTAATAAATAGCATTGAGCAGGGAATTCCTATAATATTTTATTTAAGAAAGTTGAAATCAAAGCGCCGAAGCCTTTATATCAGTGTTCGGATATTTGACCTCAAAAATACTTGGATCAACCGATGGATAAATAACTCCATTTTTTGTTGCCGATGCAATGTCATATTGCACCGAGGAATAATTTCCATCTAAAGCCGTCAGATTAGAAATAGTCAAATTCGCCACTGCCTGAACTCCGTCTGTTTTAGCTATTTCAAGCTGCAATTGGCTTAGATTGATTGGCTGCGAAAAATTCCAGTTATCAATATCAAAAAAATTCTGAATCGCCGTAATACAGTTCAAAAGCACGTCTTTTTTATTGAAACCTTTATACACTGAAATGGCAAAGTTCACCCCAATATTGATGATATATCCATCAATTATGTTTACTCCATCGGTAATCATACGAGTATTCTTGAGGTACGTAATCATATTTGTTATCAAAGCCTCATTCGGCGGAATCAAATTTTTATTTGCGTCATAAGATAGCAAATAGATATTAATAGCAAATGGATTTGAAGCGTTGTAAGCTATTTTTCGAAAATAGTTGCTGGTATTATCATTCAAAACCGTGACAATGTTATTTTGATTAACTACTCCCACCAAAATTTTGTTAACTCCCGTTCCCAAGTTTGCATCAGCAATGATCTGAGCTTTTGCAACCGAACCGAACTGTGCTGGCAAAGAATACACCCGAACAAGATAATCATTTTGCGTGACGGTTCTATTTTGCGTAGCAAAGTTTGCCATAGCATTCATTTTGATTTCATTATCAGTCTCGGCATCTTTCCCTCCTGTGCATGGAGCAGGATTAGTCACTCGTAAAGAGTTTTCAACCGTATTAAGCAAGTCTGCCTGTTCTGGAGTAAGTCCTTCGGCAGAATTGTCAAAAGTTGCTTGAACAACAGTTTTTATTTCATCTGCCTGACAATTGCTCTTTAATCCTCCACCCACCAAATAGCGAATAGTCAAGGTGGTATTTTGGGGAGTAATACCATAATTTTCATTATTTAGAAAGTTGCTTGGATCAAGAGGAACATTTACACTAGCAGCATTTTCTAATCCTACTCCTATGAGATTTGAATCAAATGTCACAATCTCATCATCAACTCCACCAATTCCCGCCCCGAATTGTAAAGTGGTAATATTGTTTTTATCAACCGAAGTCACAAAACGGCGGGAAGTTTTTAGAAAGTTAAGAATGTAAGGTACAGAATCTTTGTACTGTTGAAGAGAACCTTCATATTCAGCATCATTTGGAATGGCGATAGGAACCAATTCTTGTGCCAGATAATCAACTTCGTACCACTGATTGTTATCAGAATCATATACATCAATAACTTTAAGAACATTATTTTCCTCAAGTTTAATCTGATAGAAAGCCGTTGGATCTGAGACTACAGTTTGTTTTGTAAAAACCTGTCCTGCACTTATATTGCTTTGTTTTTGAAGCAGGAAAAACTGGGGAGTGCCATCGGTATTACGAGAATACACAGTATCAATTCTAGAAGATATCGATGAACTAACTGAAAAATCTACTGCTTGAGAAAGAATGTAGTACAATCCAGCATTACTGGAAAACTGACTATTTTCTTTCAGCCTAAGCATATAATTTGGATCTGGAAAGTAATTCCCCATTCCATCGTCGGCAGACGGACAAATCTGATAAATATTCAAAGTTCCCGTTGATCCTCTAGTAGGCTTTACTTTGTAACCAAGATACCCCGCAAGACTAATGATATTTTTTCGTTCAGTTGCGCTAAGCATCAATCCTTCTTTGAAAGCGTAATCAGTATAATAACTCAAAATGTCTCCAACATAGGCAGCTTGTTCCATAAACATCATACCCGGAGAGCTTACACTGAAGTCTTTATAAGTGTCGGGATAATAACATTTAGCAAAGTTAATTAAACTCTCTCTCAAAGAAAAAAAATCTCTATTAAGATATCTAATGTCTTTACTCTGAGGTTGAAATGACTTTTGAATTGTACTTGCCATTGTATTATCCTTCTATTACATTGGTTAATGATTTTGTCTCGGTATTATATCGCCAGAACTTTTTCGGATGTAAAATTTCAATAATCTTATTTTGTCTAATCAAATCTTTTTCTTTTTGACCTAATCGGTTATGATATTTACTATCATATTCCAACACTACACCACGATTTTTATCATAACCATCAATATAAAATAAATCGGTATCTGTATGAACTTGATAATTCGGCTCAAACTTAAACCCCATCTTATTCCAACAAGAAATCATTTCTAATTGACCTTTATCAGTTTTTCTTCCAAGATATTTAGTTTCTAATAATGCATTTATATGTCTCTTTCTAATATCGGGGTTCTGCATTGCTATTTGTATTGCTTTTTTATGTCTCTTTCTAATATCAGGATCAAGATATGCCGTTTTTACTGCTTCACTATCTTTTTTTCGTTCGTTTGGATCAGAATAACGTTTTATATTAGCAATAGATATTTTTTCTCTTACTGTTGGATTTTCCAATGCTTTTTTTGTAGCTATACCCGTTTTTTCTCTTTCCTTTGGATCAGAAAAACGTTTTGTAGAAGAAATGGACGCTTTTTCTCTTAGTAATGGATTATCATTATACACCTTTGTTGTTGAGACGGATATTTTTTTTCTTTCTTTTGGATCAAGATAACGCTTTCGCATAGCACAAGATTTACAAACTCTATTTTCTTTAATAGATTGTTTAAGTATGTGTTCAGTAGTATAATAGATTTCTCTATTACATTTCGGACAAGTTCGTTTGTACTCCATAATCTTATACCTTACTAGTATCGAGAATAATTTCAACTGTATCGGATTGATTGATTGAATTGACGACAAATGAAACGACGATATATAGCTGATAAGTATCCACTATATTAGGAGTTTGATTGGGAGTATCAATATATTTGACATTTACTGATGTAATTGTAACTCCAGGTATCCATTGGGAAACATCATTCATAATCGCTTTGCTCACCTTATCGGGGATGAGAGTATCATTTGGTTCAAAGACAATATTCCACAAACTACATCCAAATGTAGGATTCATTCTCCTTTCACCGGGTATAGTACGAAGAAGATTGATAATATTCATCTTATATGCCGTGAAACTATCCGTAGATTGATTAAAGTATCCACTTACAAGCCCATCTGTGATGGGCATTTTGATTCCAATCGGAGTATTTTTTACTATTGCCATTTTTATTTCTTTTTCTTTTGATCAATAAGTTTCATCATTTGAGAGTAATTTTGTGTTAGTGCTTGCGTTGCCGGGCTTGGAGGCACTTGCTTAACCACATCAAGAACCGAAACTCCTTCCGGTAATACTGATAGAGGAGCATGATTGCTTTCTTGTTCCTCTACAAAAACGGGCGGTCTAGCCATAGGCATTGGTGCTATTCGACGACTTGGTGGAGTCAAAGACGGAACACCTTTCATATATGATGGTTCTTCTGATGGTTCCTCCATCATCATGGCAGCATTAGGATCAAATCCCGGCACCATATTTAATGTTAAAGAATACCCACCCTGAAATGCCGCCATACCGACCATGCTTTCTCTCTGTTTAAGATCGGAAACCGTTTCATTCAAAATCTGGTTCAAGACAGGATCTTTCGTATATTTTTTCGATTGCTTCGTTTGAGATTGTTCCGGAGGAATTTTCATTACGGGAGTTCCCGCAAATAACTCTCTTAAAGATGCCTTAAGCTTAGTTGAACTCCCCTTTTCAACTGTTTTTGCCGATTCAATTTCTTCTTCTATATCAGGTTCGGGCAATCTTTTTTGTTCCGTGACGACTGATTTACCCATCATATTTTGAAACGTTTCTGCAATGATGGCAGGAAGCTGTTTTCGTACTTCTTTAGCAACAATGTGCTCAATTATCTGTGTGAGTTGTAATAGTTCTGACTTTTTCATATGTGTGTTTAATCTTCTGTTAGAAAAATATTGAATAGATCTAGCAATCCTATGACCTCTTTTACTTCCAAATATCTCATGGTAGGATCATCCTTATATGGTTTTCCATAATTAGTTGGACCAAATTCGTTTGCTAAACTAGCCACATCTTCTTGTGTTACTGGAACAAATTCTCCTTTATAATGAGCCAAATGGAGAATTGGTTTCACCGATATATGAGTAAACGGAGCTTCTGGAAACGAAATCTCCCTGATAGTTTCTTTAATCAGTTGTTTTAGTTCCGATTTCTTCATGTGTATAAATATACTTACGATGCCCGATAGTTATCACCTTTCCATCTCCCAGGAACTCCCGTACCACTTCCTACATTTATTTTCGTAGGACTTGTACCATTAGGTATAGTGCCTCCGTCTTGACCAGGAGCCAATCCACCGCCCGTAACAAATACCCTTTTACTCAACAATGTTTTAAGAGTATTTCTTAATGCGATCAATTGTTGAACCTGAACCGGGGTTTGGGTTTGAGACGGCGATTCTTTCCCCGCATCCGTGTGGGAGTGATGATACCAGTGGATATGCGCTAATAGCCAGTTACAAAGTTCATATAGCCAATTAACAACGGTTTGTCCAAGTAAAACTGGTTCATTTGTCTGATCATATTCTCCCAAATATATAGCGGGAGAATTTATAACTGTTTTTGTATTTGTCGTCAAAACAATCTGTTGATGAGCATCTACAGTATATTCATTATCAGTTACAATGCCGTAGCGTTTTTTGGAAAAATGAAGTGTCTCTCCGTATCTGGAAGAAAATATGAGACGATCAGTATTGATAACAATTTGATCTCCATCCAAAGTTGGATACTTGAAAGTACTAGTTCCTGCAAATTTAGCTACTTCTTCCCCCATCCCGAACATCTTTTTATAACAAGTTGTGACCCAACCACTAACAGTTTGACCACAAGTAATGTGAATGGATGAACCATCGTGGTTGATATTTTCTTCTAAATACCCGCCCACGTTTTTTTCAAGTTTAGTTCCCCGTACAGTTGCGGGATTTGGACTATTGTGCAACGAAAGCTGCTGTCCATCTTTTAACAATGGTCTTTGACGATTGCGAATCAAAATCATTGGATTACCACCATCCTTGTAATCTTTATTTTTCGGGTCTCCTACATCATTTACCCGATTAGAATCATATGCTGTCATATGAATACTTTGACCATGACGACTTTCAATAAGAAGATCTCCCTCAAATCGTTTGACTGTGCGGATTTTATTATTGGCTACAAAATATTTCCCCGCATATCCTTGATAACCAGTGTTTCCACTGAGAATTTCAGAAGTTTTAGCCTTGATAATGGATAACTTTCTTCCGGTATATGGTTGATTAGAATATAGTTCTGTAAGTGGTTCTCCAGAAATAGAAGTATTGGCATCAAAATCAAGATTGTTATTCGGCCAGTTGTGATAGTTTACTTTGCGACTATAATAAAGTTTCCCCCCAAAAGTAGAAAGAACTACAATCTCATTGATAAGAGGATATTCCGATATGTTACTTTCAAGAGGATATGCCCATACTAATTGATCTTTTTCGGTTAGTTTTTCAGAAACCACCGGGCGAATTAACGCTCTACCAATCCACGTATAATCTATATCATCCGTATCAGCCAGCAAATCCAAAAGATCGGCGGGCCATCTATTTTTATCAACTTTTACATGTTGTTTTTCGCCTTTAGTAAAAAGTGGGTGATTCTCATCAAGTACAATATCCAAAACTACTCCGAGTTCTAGTTCATAAAATTCTGATGGAGAAGATCCTTGACCAATAGAATTACTGGTGGATAACCCAAAACTATCTAGGGTACGAGTATTTTTAGATATAGTTTTCCAGTATGCCATAAAATTATACGGTAGTGGTAGTAGTGATAACGGCAGAAGTGGCGGTAGGAATAATAATAGAATCTACATCTTTTTTTATCTCTTTAATCTTTTCTCTTGCAGCATTGATGAGAAGTTGTTCTTTTTCTTCATCACTCATTCCACCGCTATCTCCTCCAGATGCTTCCAACTGGGTAGATTGTAATCGTTGAACCACCGCCGCCAACTTGACCAGTTGTTCATCATTTTTGATGCCAGTTTCAAGAAATTCCTTGAGTTTTGGAAGAAATACGATTGCCTCGCTTTTATCCGTAATAAATCCCCGAACATCTGTAAACAAAGTATCAAGTTGATCTTTTTTTGACTTGCTTCTAGTAACTATTTCTTTACATAGATCACGGAAGCTCATTCCGCCATAAACCTCAAAATTCATGTCTGCCATATTATAAAAGTCTCCATTCTTTATGGTGTTTTCTTTCTCGTGATATTACATATCCTATGCCTCTTTCATTAAGATTATACATTTTTACTAAATCATGCCTGTTACATTTTTTAGTTCCATAATTCGGGTGATAAAATGTATAAACAGTATGGTCATATCTATAATTATTTTCTCCTTTACAAGCTAAACTCAAATTCCTTTTGTGTTCTTCGGTTCTTGGAGGTTTAGAAATTCCCCTTCTTGCTCTACTCATTCTTTGTCTAGTTTCTTCTGATAAATGCTTTCCATAATTAGGACTGTTAATCCCACTATTTGCTAATCCTATCTTTTTTCTATGTTCTTCTGACGGAGGACCAAATTTTACTCCTCGTGTAGGGGCTTCGGCATCATATTCTATATTATAGGACCAAAAAGGAAACAGTTTGCACCAATCAAGATAGTATTGTTCTACTTCTTGTAACTTCTTTACCGGCAATTTTTCTTCTACTTGGAAAATGAAAGAGTTTTCTCCATATTTATTCCACGAACTTTGTAAGTGAGGATTGGGATGAAATCCCTTTCTCAATTTGCTTTTATGGCCTTTCCATCTTTTTTCAATATGATTGGATGAACCATAATATGTTTTTCCAGAATGAACATTTGTTATGCTGTATATACCACTTGTCATACAAGTATAAATAGAAACCCCCGGGAAAATCCCAGGGGTTTGTAGATTTATTTTGTGGATTAATCCTCGTAATCTTTCGCAAACACGAGTTTTTTAGGATGTCTAAGTGTATAATATCGAAGAATGCCGAAAGAAGCTATGGCAATCGGGGATGGAACTCTATATATTTTCTTCCATTCTGAAACATAAACATATATTAAATCCACATCTTTATGAGCAGCGGTAGTAGTCCAAAATGTAATATTGAAATTTTCTACTCGACCAATCTGACACTTGACTTTTTTTAGAACCCCATCTTCTTCAATAACGAAATCATAAGGATAGGTTTTCTTATGTTGATCTAAAACAAAATACACCTTTTTTGATAAGATGACTTTGAATAGCCACTAACATTTCTTCTTGTGCTTTTTCTCCTGATTTTGTCATAATTTCCTTTCATGTGTGTTTAGACCACCGTATATCTATCCGTATTTACGTCGCCTTCCTCTATATAAGAGCGTTGAATATTCTCATGATATTGTTTCATACGGTTAATGACCTTGGTGATCTGCTGTGTTTTACACATAGCCATTTCCCGAATATAAAGATATAAAGCTTTCTTATTGTAAACATCAATCCTATCCGAATTGCGGAAAAGTTCCACCACGGCATTAGCAATGTTCAAGTCTCTTTGTTTGGTGAAAATTTTCTTGACATTTTTTTCCCAGAATTCGATTAATAAACGAATGAAATCTGCCATTTCTTGCTGAGCATAATATTTGTCATTTTGTTGAAGCTGAACCGTATTTTCATCTCTCTCGTCGCTAATTTCTACATTTTGATTCCATTCTTTGTAAACAGTATTATTAAGTAGAATAAGATAATTTTTGGCCATGACGGAAAAATAAGAATATGCCTTAGCTTTTTTCTTTGGATTAGTTTTGCTTTTACGATTAGGATCGAATTTGTGAATGTTCGCTACAAGATGACTAAGACATTCTTTTTGAACATCTTGTGGTCCGGTTTTGAAATATGAAAATTTGAAAGTATTAAATACGTTCTCGACTAATTTCTGAAATGGATAAAGAATTTTATCATGAAAAATCCCCTCCCGAATTTTCATATCTTCTTCTTTATTGTACGTAATAATAGCGTCCTCAGTTTCCTGAGTGAAATACATTCTTGAACCGCTTTTCTTTCGTCTCTTACGAGGAACTTTTAAAACTACCGCTTCTGGAGAAATCTTTACGACAGGAACTTCCAAGGATATTTTTTTTACCTTTTTTGTTTTAATCCTTTGAGTTCTTGTAATTTTCTTCTTGTATCGACGGCGTGTGATATGTGAACAAACGGATTTTTTATTTGTAACCGCTTTTTTCCTTTGCATAGAATCTATTCTGCTCTCTTATTCAATTTTTCGATAAGATCCAATAGTTCCTTAAAGGTTTGTCCAACTTGATCATCCGATTCAAATACTCCTTCATCATTGAGTCTTGCGGCAAAATCACCACGGATATCAATAGCTCGCATCCATGCAAGAGTATTAATTACATCTTGTTTGAATTCAAGAATCCATGTTTCGTAGGTGCTAATTTTCCCAAGAAGTCTTTGTATAAGTATGAAAGCTGCGGCATCAAGTCCTAGAAGGACAATTAGACCTATAATCAATAAAAATATAATCATGTGTTTATTCGTCGTCTCGGGACTCATCAGAATCGAGAAACTCTTTCAGTGTTTCTTTGGCTTCTTCAACTCCATCCCAATCTTTTGTTGTTATTGCATCATTGAGTAGCTCTATAATGTATTGAATATCGGATTGATCCATGACCCATACATATAAGCAATTCTCTGAAAATGAAATTTTTTTCATTTTCCTTTCTGTAATATTATACTAATAGAACTTGTTTGTCAAGTTTTTATAACTAAAAACAAAAAGAATCAGCACAAAGCCAGTTGATATTTTATATTGAAAACGAATTAGAATACTGTGAAAGTTTTTATGGGTGTAAAACCATAAAATTGGTTATGAATTTAGCTTCTTGACTGCTATTATCACCGCCATGAAAAGACATAGTAAACCCATTAATAGTTTGTCCTGCTGGACTATAGTATACTACAATTGATTCATATCCATATGGTTCATATCCAATATAAGTCCATAAAACAGTATAGTATCGTGTAGGCATAGGATTTATAAAATTAACAATAAAACCAAAATCAGGTAATACAGTATGTAATAATTTAATACCATACGGATTTTGTCCATTATTCTGCCCGGCAGTCCAGGTATCATTTGGATCTACGGGTCTATTAGCACCTGCATAAACAACCGATTCAATATTATATGAAGCTGATGAAATCATTACAGTGTTATAACCTGCTGGATATGATGCAGTTGCCATTAATACTGTGCCGAACGCCTTAATAGAATTATTCAAAACATAATTTGCAGTTGTAGCATAATCTGCATTTACCGCATAATTCGATGTCAGTGCGTTGGAAGAAGAAATGGAATAACTCGATGTCAGTGCGTTGGAAGAAGAAATGGAATAACTCGATGTCAATACACTGGAAGCGGAAATATAACTTGCAGTCAATGCGTTGGAAGAAGAAATAGAATAACTTGAGATTATAGAATAACTTGAGGTTATAACACTTGATGCACTTATCGAGAAACTTGAAGTTCCATTAAGACTACCCGTTATTCCATTTAAAACATTTAATGAACCATATATGGTTGATATCCAATCTTTATTTTCAATAAATGACGTGTTCCAAATTGGTAAACTATTAGATGATGAAACCTCATTATAAGGAAGTAAAGTTACTGTTTCATACCACAAAGGATTAGATAAGAAAAATATGGATAAAGAACCGTATGCAACACGAGGACTACTTTCATCTATATAAGTAGTTCTCACTCTAAAATATAACGCCTCAGATCCAATATCTAATGATTGAGAAAGTTCCAAATCATAATCAGTAGAAGATATAAATGCCGGATGTAATGGATCTGCATAATTTGTGAAAACTGTATTTGCAGATGTTGGCTTAGCTGTGTACCATCCAGAGTGTGGATTATTACCATAAGGATCTCCTGGAGATGTATAATTTGTACTTAATAAATAAGTTTTTGAAACTTGTGATATATCACCTTCAATTTGCAAAGAAATCATCATAGATCTTATTGCTAAATCAGCCTCAAGTCCCATATTATGTGTATAATCATTGGCTACACGAAAAAAGTCTACGGAATTGCCGGTGGTATCAGACAATAACCGGGTGATTCCGTAAACTTTCCTATAATTCATAGAATAACTCGAAGATATTGATGCTGAGGCAAACGATGCAGATATTGCAAAAAGAGACGAACTGACGGGAAAAATACTTAAAGCACTTAATGTTTCCCTATATGTGGTTACTGATGCACTATCAACCAATGGAAAATAATCAACCGAAGATGGTTGACCTGGATAAGGATCTAATTGGCTTATTTTTATATCGCTCATAATTGCTCTTAAAATTCTATTACACTTAAACTGGATGTTCCGAACTGGGTGCCATCAACTGATTGATTAAGATAATAATATCCACTGGGATTATAGACGCATCCAAGATAAAATATAGGGTCTCCGGTTACAGCAGAAACAAGATCTACATATGTTGCAGATATTGTTTCTACTCCACTTAGACTTGCAGATGATACTGCTATTGAACTTATTAAAGCGGCCCCTCCTGGTGGATCATATGGACTAATTCTCCATAATACTACTCCTGTAACCCCACCAACTGCCACTGACATATTTATAAGATATGTCGGAAATGGATGTGCTGCATTTATCGAGACCATTAACCCACTGGCAGTATCAGGAGTATCTATAGTTATTCCAGTTTGTGATTGTGACCCAGACGAAAGTGCGAACAATTTTGCAAAGACTCCATTTTGTCCAACGGTGGCCCACTGAGCAACATCAGAATATATAGCTCTGTTCACGGTCCCTATGACTTTACTTGCAGTAATATAACTAGATGTAGATGAAAAACTGGAACTGAGAGTATAGCTGGATGTTGTGGATGTTAAGGCATAACTGGAAGTCAAAGAGGCTAATGCATATGAAGCAGATCCATTGAAAATCCCAGGAGTATAAACCAAATATGACGCACTATTTGCATAAGTAGCAAGATTAGCATAAGAAGAAGATAATGCCATTTGAGCGGACGAGGTTATAGCATAAGAAGCCGTCAAAACATACGAACCGCTCAAAGACCATGAAGCTGATGACGCTTGAAGAGCATATGATGCTGTACTTATATTAAACGCCCAACTGGATGTTGATGAATAGGATGCTGTGACTTGTGACGGTGAATAAGAAGTAGAAATCGCTTGAATCGCATAACTTGCGGTTCCCAATAATGAACCCGACAATCCAGCGGAAAAAATATAGGTATCCAGATCTTGAAGTGTCAGTTTTTTAGACTCATGTGCTATTACATCCGACAGAAGAAAAAGATCTTGTGGTCGTAATTGATTCCATGTAATTTGAACTAGTTCCGATACTTTCTTATTTGCCATATCCTATATATAGTAATCATAGAGCTTTTTTCATCTTTCGAATGATAAATTGGACAAGTCCTGACCTTACAATGTCGTCGTCAGTAAATCTAAAAACATGGATTCCATTTGACCGGCTCTCTTCATCATCGAAATGACTGATCATTTTTATAAATCCACTTTTTCCATTTATATCACTTTGTTCTGGATCACCCAATATAAATACTTTTGAGAATTCTCCAATGCGTGTAATAAATGTGAAAAGTTCTTTGAAGGTCATGTTTTGAGCTTCGTCAGCTATGACAACTTTCGCATTCCAGTTCAATCCCCGTAAAAATCCCACAGGAATTCCCGTTACTCTTTCTTCCTTCATCAGAACGTCTATATCGTTTTTGGGAAGCAGTTCTATCAATTTATCGAGTAGAGGTTGAATATAAGGCGCAAGTTTTTCGTCAGCTTCACCCGGAAGAAATCCGAGTTTGGCATCGGAACTTTCGACGGCACTGCGAACATAGATGAGATCGCTAACACGCTTTTCATTTATCATATTGAGAGCGTGAAGTACTGCCAGGAAAGTTTTACTTGTTCCTGCCGGACCAGTAACAAACATCACCTTTGTTGTTTTATCGGCGGCAAGTTCCAGAAATTGTTTCTGTTTTTCAGTTAGATCTCTTTTGTATGTTTTGAGGAGACCTTTGAGTTTTGAGCGTTGAGGAATAATTGGACTGCGATCTGTAGTTTTTACTGATTCATAGTTAAGATTCGGGTTTATCAGGTCTTGTATTATCCGGTTTTTCTTTTTCATCAGGTTTGTCTTTGAGAATTTTTCGTAACTCTTCCACTCTCGGGCATAACTCAAATATTTCATTTTTTTTATAATATTGACTTATATGGTCGAGATTTGGAACAAACTCCGTTTTGTTGATTGTTACAACAAATTTGGAATTCTTAAATTGAAATACTTCAACAATGTCAAGCTTGTTTTCTACTGCAAACTTTATTGATCCTACTATATGCTCCATCATATCAATTTTGAACTTCTTGACAAATTCACGCATTTTATCATTTTCATTAGGAAGAATATAAGAATCTGGTTCAATAATAGAGGAGTGTTCATTTTTCATATATTTTGTTTCAGTATATTTTCTAATGTCAATTTAACCATACCAATAAATATTGTTTCCAAGATTAATAAAATGGATTAGCATAAAAAATAAAAGCGAACATTTACGTTTTTTTATATTTTCTATTATATTTATTACCATGACTATAGAATTATGGAAAAACATAAAAAACTATGAAAATATTTATCAAGTATCTTCATATGGAAAAATTAGACGAATTACTAAAAAATATAAACGAGCCGAAACAATGAAATTATCACTCAATACCAGTAAATATTTGAGAGTATCTTTATGGAAGAATGGAAAACGTAAATTTTATTTAGTACATAGATTAGTAGCCGAGGCATTTATTCCAAATATTTATCCAGAAAAAATTTTTATTCATCATAAAGATCATAATAGGAAAAATAACTGTGTAGAAAATTTAGAATGGGTAACTTCTCAAACAAATACAGATCATACGTATCATTTTTCTATAGAACAAATCATAGATCATACTATCAACACAATATTTTCTATTCTAAAAACAAAAAAGCCGAACAATATCACTTGTTCGGCTATTCGATCAACTCTTGTAACACCCTTAGCATAAATAAATATGTTATTCTGTAACTGCACATTTATTAGATTTAAGATCTGCGAATGATTCTTCCATCGTCTTTACTCTGAATGGACGAATGGATAAAACATGAAGAATCTGACTTATATCATTTACGTCGAGAATAACATGGCTTAGTCCCATTTGAGCAGCCGCTTCTACTTCGGCACATACCTTGTGTTGTAGATTTTCGAATTCTTTCTCTTTGCTGCGGCACTCGACATCTTCTTCTGGAGTTCTCATATGTTTTTATATTTAGTTTACCATATTCGGTGCTTTTTAGATTCGTATTGAACAATTTCGACTTTCTCCTTATAAGAGTGTTTAGTTGCTACATTATTCCAAAAGTCTCGTTCGATAATTGCCTCTGGATCGGTCTGAGTAGAATATTCTTTATCTGACACTCGAAACCCGTCACGAACTACTACATAAGTCGGAGGTTTAGATTCAGGTTTCTTCTCGATTTCTTTCACTACCTGTTGCTGCGGTTGAACAGGTGTGGTTTCCTCATCACTTTTTACCGTTTTGGCTTTTTTTCCCATATTTGGCTAATTTTTTTGTTAGGAACTCGACAAGCCGCTGGGCATCTTTTCGTGTTACGATGGTGTGATCTGCCCACGGATTGCCTGTTTTCATTATTCCTTCACACCATCGAATTCTCTCCTTCTTGGACATTGGAAGTTCACATGGATGTGTTACCCACATGGCAAAATTGAATTGCCCAATATCTTTGTCAAAATCGTCATAGTTAACTTCAAGGACACTACATCCCCCACAATTACATTTTATAAATATTGACTCCGAATTATTCATGATTCTTCGTGATTATTAACCCAAGAGTTAATTTTGATGAAGCCATGTGTCCAGGTAATAATCAAAGCGACAAAATGAATCCAGAACCAAGCACACATTCCCATTGCTGTATAAATCCATACTAGAATAAGAATACGAGGAATGAGAATGGAAGTAATTACGTTCACGAAGGTCGAAGTTTCATGATATGGAAGGTTCCCGCTGATCCACCAAAAGAAAAGGGTGAATCGTGGGAGAAATAATGAGAGCAAGAGAAACCAAATGCCAATATCATGCATAACTTTTTCCTTTCATTTAACGAATATAGAATATCACAATTCGAAGAGGTTGTCAAGTCCCTTTTTAGATTTCTTGGGGATATTTATAATAGATGAAGAGACAAATAGAATTGTCCCATTGCTGGTTACATTTTCGCTGTCTCATAAGAATGCTTCGGGAACGCATATTTGAAGGTAAACACCGAGGGCGAGTGTGTTGGCATATTTTATTTTATCTCAAAGGAATGTTTCGCAATCTTGGCATATAAGTACATAAAAAGCCAGCACCCGAAGATGCCGGCTTTGTTGGTTTCGAAATTTACAAGTTCGATGACAGCATTTTCACTTTCATTTCATCATCATCACCGATTTTAGCATCCATATCTAGTCGGCTACTTTAGTGTATTTTTTCACAGTCGGAGGGATGCCCTCTGTGCCTTTACACGCAAAATTCATATACGCCTCGGGAGTTACCCGATATTGACGATTTGAACGGGCGATAATAAATATCTGCAATTACTCGTAGCTGTCCCTGCCTCAAGGGAACTTGTAAATTGGCGGAAGGTGAGGGATTTGAACCCCCGGTGGTTTTTAAGGCCACATTCGCTTTCGAGGCGAGCGCCATAATCCAGACTCGACCAACCTTCCTTAATTAAAACGCAAGTTAATGGGTGCTCCTGGATATATATTTGTCCAAACCTCATTACTATTTGTTGGTGATTCCAATCCGTTGGTAGTTATACATGTTGCTATAAAACTCCAGGGACCACTATAAAGATTTGTCACAATAGCATTGGTTGCTGGTATGGAGACCAAAAGTGTCATAGTTGCATTTGTATTTCCAGGAAGTACAAATACAGTATTCGTTCCAGGAGTAGCATATATTTTCACGGTTCCAACGGTTGGATCAGTAACCGGATTCCATGCTAAATTAACCGAACCAGCGAATGATGTAGCCACGAGTATCAAAACACTCAATGTTACGAATAGTTTTTTGATCATATATTTTCTTTTTTTCATTGTTATTATTAGTAAAGATTGACTCTAATATTTTTTACATTTTTCCATATCTCATTACTGTTAATTGATTCCAGTCCTTTATTTGTTGAAGTAAGAGATGTTGCAACAAAACTCCACGTTTTATTTGAAATTCCCGCAATTGTAGCAGAAGTTGCTGGCATACGAACTACAAGTGTTATAGTTGCATTTGAATCATTTTTTGCAAATACTGTATTTGTTCCGGGAACAGCATATATCTTTACAAATTTCACACCTGGATCAATAATTTTGTTCCATTTCAAAGTAACTGATCCAGCAAAGAGCATTGATGAAAACATCAAAATGGTCAATATTATGACTAATTTTTTGTTTCTCATAAATTTGGCGGTTAGGGAGGGATTTGAACCCCCGGAGGTTTTATCCTCGCATGATCTCCAATCATGTGCCTTAAGCCACTCAGCCACCTAACCATCCTTTGGCGAAGTCTTATAGAAGTTTGACACCTAGACCTCTTCGCTGTCACCGCTATCCGCTCTTTGGGTTGCGGACTCCCATCACGATCTTCGATACAACTAAAGTATCTACTTATTGCTCGTGGTCGCCCCATGTGTCCACACTACGGGGATTTCATTTTTAGGTATTCTCGCTTCGTCAAAGAACTATAAAAGTGGTTTAAGGAAGAGATGGAATATTTATATCTCCATCCTTAATTTTCTTCTCAAGCACATCTACTCTTTCTTGAAGAGCATAAATACTCAAAAGAACATTATTGATTGCGTTTACCAAATCTTTACCAGTTTCATTTATTTTCTCTGCGGTAACTGGTTCTGTCACTTCCCTAATGGGTAACGATGGTATAATAGGTTTCATTTTCTTTTCTTTCTTTTCAAAATGGCTGCCTACCCACGATTTGAACGTGGGCGAAATCTTTCAGAGAGATTCATGCTACCACTACATCAGTAGGCAATATTATTTTTCCAGCGTGTATTTTTCTATGACAATTTGCACAGACAACTACACACTTTTTTATTTCATCTAACATTCGCTGTTTGCTCTTGTTAGAAACAAGTTTTGCGATTGACAAATCTTTTTTAGTTGGATCTAAATGATGAAAATCCAAACAGACTGGATCGTTTTCTTTTTTACATGCTTTACATCCACGTTCTGCTTTTATCACATCAGTTATATCTAACAAAATCTGCCGACATTTCTTGCAATCTTCAAGTTTAGATTTTGGATCTTTTTGATATCCATCTCTAACTTCTTTTCTATGACACGTCTTGCATCTACTATACAAACCATCTTTGGCAGATTTTCTCGGAGAAAACTCCTCAAATGGTTTTGGGATTTTACATATAGTACATATTTTCATGTACAATATATATAATCCTGTGTCAGAAACCGTTCAGATTTCTGACACGGAAATTATATGTCTCTCAGTGAGGCACACATTAATTGTTTATACCTACTCATATTGCTATACTTACTTGGTTGCCGGGGCATTTGTAGGTGTTGCTACAATAGATTTCCTTATTGGCCCAAGAGTACTAAATCTTGCTGATGGAGCATTAGTACCACCCAATGTAACATTTCCAATGCCAGTATCTTCCTGTATGGTTGTATCAAAAGGATTGGCACTCTGTCCTATATTAAATGTATCCATATAAGGCGGTGCATAAACTACATTCGTACCAGTAGGAATTATTTGCACAATTTCACTAAAAAATCCCATTTTTACCGATGGAGTTGAATTTGCTGATGTAGATGAAGTTTCCACGATAATACCCAATCCTCTGGTCTTAACTATAACCATCTTATCTGAATTCATGATGGTTGTACATCCTACCAGTAAAAGTGTAAATGCTGCAAACAAACTGTATAGAATTCTCTTCATATTTTTTCTCATCTATAAATATCAACTCCCTTTGTCAAAGTGCCGTGATATTCTTGAATTGGTGGAGCCACGGGGAATCGCACCCCGATCTCGACTATGCCATAGTCATGTCCTACTGTTGAACGATGGCCCCCATACCAGGAGGAAGTGCCTCCCGGCTGGATGTACAATACCATGAGGTATTGACTTTCCGGCTTTTTTATACACCCGCCTCCCGGTGTTATGTATCGCCCGTGAAGTAGGAGTTGATTAACGAACCTTGATCTTATCTCAGCCTCGTTAACCCCAGGGGTATCATTTTTCGTCACCTATGCAAGCATTATGCATCCTAAGCCGTGCGTGAAAAGACGAATACCGTTATCCTACAGATACAAAATCTTTAATCAAATCGTATAGAGACTCTATGAACTCAAACGAATGGGTTTCATATTCGCCCTTTTCGTCATTCCATATTCCAATTGTACTTTTATCTCTATCCACAATTGGTGGATGATCTTTAAATGTTAACATAAATTGGTGGAGCTACGGGGAGTCGAACCCCGATCTGTAGCTTGCAAAGCTGCCGTATTACCGTTATACAGATAGCCCCGTAGCGGGAATTGGAGTTGCACCAATCATAGCACTTAATAAGTGCCAACGTTATGAGCGTTGTTAGCGTCCTAACGGCTTGTCCCCGCAGTCCTAGAGCCAATAAATGACCGAGACGCATTACGTCTTGACAAGAAATCGCTTAGCGACTCCTTCAAATTTACTGCCAAATCAAAGAACAAAAATTGGTTGCGGATCACAGAAGTCGAATCTGGTATCGCTTGCTTATGAAACAAGAATGGTTTGTATATCCGTTCCACTCACCCGCAATTCAATAATTCAAAGAACATCCAATCTTCGCCTATAAATATAACAGGTTTTTAGAAAATGTCAAGTACAATCTTCCTTTTTTCAATTCATATCAATCTATAACAATGTACTTCTGAAACTCCAAAGGAGAAAACTTTTCAATATCTCTCAAAGCACTTGAACTGATATGTCGATATTTTGGATCACAATAAAAAGCAACTATTTTGATTTGAGGATACATTCCCCGAAGAAATGCCGCAAGATTTTGCTCGTATTCAAGATCTGCACCACTACGCAGACCACGGATAATTGTGATATTATAATTCTCTTCCATCGCTTTTACCTGCTCAATAAGTAATGTGTTATACGATGTCGTGAACACACCGAGTTTCGCCAAAAAGTTTTCTGGAAGAGGATATCGAGCAGGCACCAATTTCATTTTTGTTGAATTAACTCCCTTGGCAACAAGGACATTATCAAAAATCTTTGATGCTTGTATGACAATATCAAGATGCCCTTTGTGGAATGGGTCGAAACTTCCAGCGTAAAATCCTAATGTTCGTTTATTCATAACGTCCATACTTTAACACAAAATGTTGAAGTTGTCAAGTGGATTCATTTGGAATAGCAATTCCTTTTAGATCCACAATAGCTCCATATTTCCTAAAAATAGATGTAAATCTATAATGATTTATACCCCAATACACCATAGCGCAAGACATAGGCGCACCCTTGCCTCCGTTCACACCATTGACCAAAAATTTAAGCCTCGTATCGTAAAGGAAGCAGATAGAGCGAGCCTTACCAAAGACATATTTTTTCCAGTGCCCTGTATTTGTAGCGACGGGCACTAAAGCTAATACTTCGGAGCCATAGGACTTATGAGCTAAAGCGCAGCAATAGAGCCAATTCTTAATCCCAGTGCCCCTCTTTCGATCTAATCCGTATGGAGGATTTACATAAATATGTTTATAGTTCCAGCTATCTTTCAAGCCGTCTTGATCGGGTAATCTATACTCAACTTTCGCTTTAACTATAGAATACTGATTAGAACAAGGATCTAAATCAATCTCTCCTCCATAGAAATCTTTAACAGCCCGCACATACTGTTCAGGTGTGCCCCAATCTTGACTTAATGTGTTGATTTGTCGTCCGGCACTCATACCAAATAGATTTACCACCAGAGAGCACGGAACCATTTCGCAAACAATTCCATTCCCTTTTCGTATCGTTTCCAATTAGCGTCTCGTTGTTTCTCCGTGAGATTGTCGTATTTGTCATCTTCATCGTGGAGCGCCCAATCGAAAGCAAAAATCATTTCGTCGAGCATTGCTTTCCATTTTTCCATTGTTATGTTATTACCAGGATATGCAATAGTAATTTCTTTGAAGCGAATAAGACGAGGAAGAATAAACTCAGCAATCGGGTCGTACAATGACCATGTTTCAGAATCGGAGAATCCCCATTTTTTGAGTTGTTTTATCTGAATAGCATAACGTCTGTCAGTTTTTTTCAAATAAAGAGGTTTCTTCAATGACCATTTACTCTTAAGTTGTATATTTTTATCCATAACTATTTTGAATTGGTGGAGCTAAAGGGAGTCGAACCCTTATCTTCGCAGTGCGAGTGCAATATCCTCCCGTTGAACGACAGCCCGTTATTTAATTTGCACAACGCACCATCGAACGGTCGTCTGTGCAAATGAAATTGTTATAAAATTGGGCACTACTCCAAAAGTTGCTTCCTTTTGCCATATTCACAGCCATCGGCTATTCTTCTCCAAGAGTTTCAGTTTATTTCTTTCAACAACTCGCCTGTGCTCCTATAACTCGGCGTCAATTCGCCGCCTAGTGCATCCCAACATTTTGGGACAACTATTTTACAACAAATCTTTATGCCGCAGCCATAACCTCAATTTTGTTTTATCCCTATATTTTTCTCATGTTCACATAACCGTGAACATGCCTATTTTTTATGAACAACAGGTGCCTCAACCCGGGCTTTACACAACGAAAAACATTATTCTTTTCCCTATTTGAGTTGCTCCTACCTTGATGTCGTTAATGGGATTTACCCCTGCATTCGGCTGTTTTGGAGTCGAGAGTTTCCTCTGGGTGTTGTGAGCCGGTCGGGGTCACTGCGGTCAAGCTACGCACCCAGCATAGAGTCGCTTACGGCAAAATTTCAAAGATCGTGGAAGTATTATATCACACCCCGATTAATTGTCAACTTCTAATTTAATGGAGGAATTGGCTTCTTTTTGAAGATACTGACTATAGATCCTGCAACTTTTTCCCAATTATTTTCGGCAAGTTTGTGTGCAACTTTTGTTCCACCCAACGCTAAAGTGACATGAACAACTGTTCGAGGTATATCAGCCATTTTTCCATCTTTTATGGTTAAAAATCCCCAACACAGAGTCACCACTGTCAACCACATAAGGAAACCAACTTCCATCGCAGAAACTTTGTTCTGAGTGTTCCTAAAAATAGAATGCCATTTGTATTTGTAACGACCCACGGCCATACTACATAAATATTGGCCGACAAAACAAAAACAATATTACTCAGATGAGTTTTGTTTTTTGGCTTCTTTTATTTCTTGAAGAAGCTTTTCTCTATCGTCTCTCCATCGTTTAATCATGAAAGCGAAAGCTAGCCGCTCTTTTTCTTCTACCATATCATTGACAAATCTGAAAACATCTTGATCAGTGGGTTTCCAATCAAATTCTTCACAGACCGAAGCAACAGCACTTCCGAGAGGAGTCATAGCAAATCCACACTCGATTACTCCCGTCTTTTCAAGTTGGACAAGATATTGAATAATAACCATCATTGAAATATGTGGAGTATTAATATCCGTATTTTCAAGTTTAAGCCTCTCAAGGATTGCGTCAATTTTTTTTTGGGTTGTCATAAATCCTTTTGTTTTTTACATATCATTGTTGGTATTCCCAGAATTGAGGGATCAAAAATCACAATAGCACTTGGAAATGGTGCCGGTGAAGTTTTAAAATTTCCATCACTTTTATAACTAGGAAGTGTCTTGTTGATAAACTTTATTCGTCCAGTGATAAAAATAATTTCTGATGACTTTGTTACATAATCATACCACCACTTGGTATCTGTTCTTGCAGGAATCAGACATACTACAATACATCCTTTTACACTTTCTTCGTATGCCTTTTTGATGAATTTTCCAATTTGTCTACCATACGGAGGATTTAACCATACTTTTCCATATGGTGCCCAGTTTTGTTGCAATGCATCAAACTCTTTACTAAAGAAGTTGGGGCATAATGCATTTTCTTTAGTTGCCGCAGCATCTAACTGAAAATCATAAATATCATTAAACTTTTTGAAGAGTTCTAGCGGGGTTTCCCATTCGTCCGAAATACTGCTAAAGTGTACATCATTCATAGTAAAATAGTATACATTATTTCCACAACGAAGTCAAGATTAAAAATACTGTCCATCATTTACTTCGAGAATTATTTGTTGAATTTCTGGTCCTAGCATCACCATATCACTGGTGTTGTCTAATCTTTCTCGTCCAATTTCGCAGTAATGCTTGTCTAATTCTATATTAATAGATTTTCTCCCAAGTTGTTTACATGCAATCGCTGTAGAAAAACTTCCTCCAAAAGGATCTAAGATAATATCCCCATCATTTGATGATGCTCTGACAAATATTCTTAGCAAAGGAACTGGAATCTGACAAGGATGTTCTGTTTTATCTTTGTTGACATTTTTCACGATATTAAAGTGAAATACATCATATGGAGTTTTTCCTTTACTTCCCTCTGCTATCCGTTGTAATATCCTTTTATCAGTTGGATTGCGATAAGGCTCGGCAATATCATCCTTATTGAATACTCTGGCTTTTTTTCCTTTGATATAAAATAAGATTGAATGTTGACTCCTGGTAAAATTTGTTGGGGACATTCCTGTGTTAGTGGGATAATGCCATGTCATCCATCTTCTAAAAGTCAAATGTTTATCGAGGAATGGCATCAAATAAGCATTATTCTCAGGATAATTGAAGAGATATAATGCGCTTCCATCACTCAATATTCTAACACATTCCGTCAACCAACTTTCACACCATTCAAGATACTCACTTCTTTTCTTGTTATCGGCATAAGAATTATATTTTTTACCAACATTAAAAGGAGGGTCTGTAATGATTAGATCTATACTATTGGCATCAAATTTCTTTAACTCTTCTACACAATCTCCATTGATAATTTGATGTTCGGGTTTCATTTATACCTTTTCTCTCACCATAGTTCCTGTAGAAGTGGGTCTCCCCGTTTTTGTTATATCGCTAACTCCTCCAAATAATATAGTTGTTTCTGGATTATCCCTTACCATTTTCCAAGATATTGTTGGTCCGTAATATCCTTTATCTATTGCAGATTTCCAATCGGATTTATTAAACGGAATGAGACAAGCAAAAAACTCGCCCATTGTTTCTGAATTATATGATATTAATATATGGGGAGATATTCTATCGCTAAACTCCCCTCCCCTCCAAGTAGGACCATTTGTCAGTTTGAATTCCACCGGAGTCCCTGGAAGAAGTATTCTTCGTGCCCTCTTTTTAACTATACATTCTATTCCTATATTGAGTCCAGTAAAACGCAAATCTGGAAGATTATCATATTTACCAGCTGCTATTACTTCATACCCAAATAAGTTCGTATAATATGTTGCAGCCGCCTGCTCTGCCAATTCTCCTATTACCTGAGATATACAAGCAGTTCTTATGTTTTTGAGATATTTGCTTACTTCAAGCATTCGTTTGAAGTCCGAACTTGTATCTTTGAAAATGTTTCCTAGATGCTCTCTCGTGAAAATTTCGGTCAAATTTTGTAAATCCATAATCAGTTTTCTTTGGGAAGAAACGTTCTTCCAATTTTACAAATATCCTATCACATTTCACAAAATTGTCAAGCAGATTTATAGAACTCCAAAAACTTGTCAATCTTCTCCTTCATCATTTGTTTTCCATCGTCGGTATATTTATATCATTCCACTTAATATGATAAAAACAATTTAAACTAAAAATCTTGGTCGGGGTGGTGGGTAACGCTCCCACTTGCTTTCGCACATGATCCCAAATCATGCGGGTTCACTTTTTCCCTACACCCCGACATTACTGACTATCAAATTTTTCGGTATTGCTTCTTTCGCAACACTTTCTTCCGCTACTTTTTTGGTTTCTGGCGGGAGATTGTCGCCAACAGCTTTAAGAAGATCTTTAGCGAACTCGGCGTCTTTTTTCGCCCTTTCTTCAACGAATTTTTTCGCAAGTTCGACTTTCTTTTTTTCAACTTCTTTTGCAATCCAAACGTTTCTTTCATTAAGATGTCTTTTCAGTGATCGTAATTTGCTCATAACTTTTTTCTTTCTCAAGCTGTTTCTTTTTGATAATCATTATGGCTTCATGCCGTTTCTTTTCTTCTTCGTTCATTTCTTCCATATCGAGAATTTGTTTAGGTTCGCTTTCAAGCAATACTGACATTGGCGACTTGTCAATATCATTTTTTAATCCATTAAGTAGTCCAATCTTGTTCCATTTGGCAACCATTCTGTGAGACCAGTCACGTATGTAATCTTCTGCTTCTTGTTCTGTCATAAATTGGTAGGCGATACTGGAATTGAACCAGTGAATCAAGAGTGTCGTTCTTGCAGTTTACCATTAGCCTAATCGCCTATATGCTTGCGTGGTTAAACCGGCTCACTCAAGCTGAGGCCATATCACATGCCATAAGGCAGTAACAAACGACATCTTAAGTAATGTCTCCTAACTTCATGAAGGTTGGAATGAACCCAATTTCTTTCATAAATCTTTGCTTCGTCTGTTCCATTGTCGCTTTATATACCCAAGATGGATAGTTCTTACAATAACTATAAAGTTCCTTGGGCATCAGTAAATTTCCAAGATCTTCCGCCCACATTTTTATTTGTAAGTTCACCGACATCTTTCCTTCTTGAACTCGCCTTACGAGATCAAGTTCTCGTGTCGGAATAAAATATCCATTTTCCAAACAAAGAAAGCTATATTTACCATCTTCACCGTTGGGATCATATTTCGGTATTTCATGATCTCCGCATTGAAACATTCTTGGAAAATTAAGATAAAATTCCCAATTTCTTACAAAATCTTCCCGTTTGACTGATCTGCGTTTGGCATTGACATAGCATCCTCCATTTTAGTTTTTTGATGTATATCTACAAACTTTTCTACACAATTCTAGAAAATAGTCCATAGAAAAATCTTGTTTCATAAAGTTTACATCCTGATGAACCCACTGAACATTTCCTTTGATATATCCTTTATTACTATCAATCCTGTCCACTGAGGCAGTTCCATTATGAGATGACCATCCACTACAAAATTTCAAAGGTTCTCCTGTCAAGGCACATTTTCTATTTTGTTTTAGAAACAATTTCCATAAGTATTCCTTTGTAATATTCAATTCTAAGTTTCTATTTTTCGCCCTGAATGTTAAAACATTCCAAAATTTTCCTGGCATTTCTCCAACCCCAGTCCATTTAGGATTGTTTTCTTTTTTCATAGTGAGATAACAACCACAAGTTTTCTTATTTCCTCTTCTTATGGCATAAAAATTCGATACTACTTCATTTCCACAATCACATTTCCATTTACATATTAAGACTTTGGGTTTTCTCTCAACAATCTTTACAAATGAAAGGTGATAAAACTTTTTCCCGCTCAATGTTTTATTGGTATGTTTGTACGTTTTCATATCTAATAAATATCAAGTATTCCTGCAAAATGGCAAAAATATTTTTTGTCATTTATCAGTAGAAGTCAAGTGCCATTTATGGCAGAACCTACATCGGTAAGGCCGAAGATACATCCCTTCACCACCGAAGGAGTCGTACTGTATTCGATGTATTTCTCTCAGTACTTCATCTCGGGTGTCATATGGTTTTTTATTCTGGCACTCAAATTTTTCCATATCAAATTGGTGGTCACTAATGGAATCGAACCATTCTCTATTCAGTGTGAATGAATTATTCTTCCGCTAAACTAAGTGACCATTTTGTATATCCTTAAAAACTTTACGAACTAATTTTAATGCTTCTTCACTAATTTTCTTTTTTTCTGCTTCACTTTTGGGAGTAATAGGAAGATAAGGAATTGCTTCTTCCAAATTAGTCATGTTCTTTTTCCAACCTTCTTTTTTCCAGATCTCCGTTTTCATATCAATAAGTATCTCAACTATAGTTGAAATAAAGTTTGAAATAAAACTCCAAACCAGCCTCATTCAGACACTTGAGAATCCACTTATGACTAGCAATAAACATTTCCATCATTTTCTCCGCTTTTTTACTATTGGATTTATGAGCAACAATATCCAATCGAAAATAGTCACGAGCAGCTTTGTCTTTTACATCAAAACGATCCAGGTGTTTTTCGATTGCCTCTTTTTCGGAATCGGCATAACAAAAATTGATTTCAACTGTTCTACCTTCACCCGTGGCAAAGTAGTCCATGAAGGTAATATAACCTTCTCGTTTAGATTTCATAACTTTTTTCATAATAAAGTGGCGGAAGATACAGAGCACGATTCTGATACACAATTAAGGTACGATCTGCTTAGCAGGCAGTCCTGACACCCCGATCAATTTATCTTCCATCTTAATAACTTTATATCCATTATGTTCTAATACTTCTTGACATAATTGTAAAAATTCATCCAATGACATATCCCCCTTTGCCATATTAGCATTTTTACATGCTAATCCCATATTTTTCAATTTACTTTTTCCTCCCTTAGAAACCGGAATAATATGGTCGCAATGATATGTCTTTGGTTGAAATAAATCTATTGGCCTCCCTGTCAAATAACATATTGGATTTGATTTTACTTTTTCTTTAAATTTTTTCGAAGAAAATCCGAGAGAAACTCGTCTTTTGGGGCAGCGTCTATTTCCATTAATAGAACTAAAATTATCTTTTTTTCTTTTCAATATTCCATTTAATGTTTTTTTATAACTTTTAATTCTATTTTTTATTTTTTCTTTTTGTCCTTCTCCACAATGATATGAAATTGTACTTAATGAACAATTTAAAATTTTTTTAATTTCTTTATAAGATTTTCCTTCATTTCTTAATTTCATTATTTCATCTTTCACATCTAATAAATACGAAAGAGTTCGAAAAAAAGTGAATAAAAATATTCGAACTTTTATTTATATTTCGAAAATGGTACGGGATGAGGGAATCGAACCCCCGCTTAGACTGTGTAAAAGTCCACGTCTCCCATTAGCATAATCCCGCATTATAAATGATGGGGAGTGAACCACTGCCTATATACCATAGGACTTACCGTAGCAATGTCCCCTAAATTGGCGGCAGTTATAGAAGTCGAATCTATTCAAGTAGTTAACTTGCCTCGGTTTTCAAGACCGGCCCATTACCGTTCTGGCAAACTGCCATTTGTCAATAAAACATAGCAGGTTCTTTGTAAAAGTCAAGGAGAAATGGGATTTCTTGACACGAAAAGATAAATTGGCAGATCCCGTAGGAGTCGAACCTACACTAAGAGGTCCAAAGCCTCCTGGACTACCGTTATCCGAGGGATCTAAAAAATCCTTTCATCATTTTCATCAGCAATGTAAATAACTGGCATACATGAACACATACTTGTTTCCTGAGAAAGTTCAGCCATACGTTTTACAAGTTCAAATTCCTCAGACGAAAGTTCCATTTCAAATTTAGTACTATCACATCCGCTCAATATTATCTTATATTTTTTCATAAATTGGCTCCCGCCGAAAGTTACGCTCCTCCTCTTTCTGGGTCAAAGCCAGACTCGCTGCTATTACAACAGGCGGGAATAAATTGTTATTCCGTAAATGTAAAGGATTTCTCTCCCTTCGCTACTCTTTCAATGAACCTATTGAAGCAATTGAGAGAGCAGAAGAAGTAACTGGTTGTTTTAACGTTATTATGATAACACGTTTTACACCATTCATGTTTCTTAAGAGCAACATCCACTGAAACAGATTCCAGTGCGATTGTTTCTCCGCCACATTGATCACAATGAATTATTTGCATCATAGGTGTATATTTTACATCATTGCTAATTAATTGTCAAGCGAAAAATGGTACTCCTACTTGGAATTGAACCAAGATCCTGCATTTAGGAAACGCTCGCTCTAATCCATTTGAGCTATAGGAGCATATAAAAATTGTTTAGTCTTTTTGGATCTAATCCACTATGGTCATCGGGAACATAAAGAGGCATATTTAGAAAGTGGTACAGGTGGAGGGATTCGAACCCACAAGACATTCCACTTACGGATTTAACGTCTCTGCTTAGAAGGCAGTTCCGATTACACCTGCATATAAATCATTTACTAATGGGAAGATAAGACGTAATCTTCCAATCTTTTTTCCAATGAACTTTTCCATCGGGAGTTCCATAAATACCGTCATAAATTTTGTCTCCATCCAATGTTACCCAATGAGACCGGGTTTCACCAGGATATCGTAAATGTCCCAAACCAAGAATTGGTTTTGGTTTTCTTTGAAGGCGGTTTGGGCATTTGTATCCTAATAATCTCAATGCTTTAGCAAGATCTTTGGTTGCAGTGCAACCTTTTTTACCAATCAATTTGATTGAATTCTTCAATGTAATGCCAGCGATGACTGCTACTGCAACTTGCCCACACTGATTTTTTCCGTCAGGTTGTTTTAGCCAAGTTCTCATAACAACTCCAAATGGTAGCCCCACGGAGCAATGCTCTCACGATTTTCGGCTTGAAAGACCGATGTACTTCTCTTATACGATAGGGCCAAAATTGGTGACACCAACAGGATTCGAACCTGCACATCCTACGGTCTGAACGTAGTGACTCCTTCCAGTTGGTCTATGGTGCCAAGTCGCCTGCCTACAGGCTTAACAGTCTCGTAGTCGCCTACGACTATAATGGTTTTAGATTGTAAAATCTTATTCGACTTCTATACTATAGATTACCCATCCATCATTTAATAGTTTATTTCTATAATCCTTCCATGAGATGATATGAGAAATAAATCTCCAGAACTTAAACAACTCAATTTTATTGATTACTTTTTCTTTCACAAAATGGTAGCACCGGCGGTGGTTGCAACCGCACTGTCTGGCTTCTAGGACCAGCGACTCCTTCTCTTGGTCTACGGTGCCATATTTTCTTTTTTCTCATTGATGTCTATTATATTCCCGTCCACACGGCCATAAACATCTTTGAGCCATTGTTGAATAGATGCTCCCTCTTCATGCCCACCTTCTCCGTCCATTACTCGGACAAAGCCACACTTACAATGCGATGCCAGTGAATCCGGAATAAAAGTCCATTCTGTTCCGCCGCATTTGGGGCATATATCTATTCTATTTGCCATATAAATTGGTCAGGATGATGAGATTTGCACTCACGGTCTCACGGCCCCGAACCGTGCGCTTTCCTAGCTAAGCTACACCCTGAATACGAGATACATTTTCATTGCATGAATGGTAGCAATTAGATTTTTGTTGCTGTCTGTATCTCAAATTGTTTTTATGTATTAACGTCTAATGCATCATTTACTGCGTTCAACACATTATCTGCTGATGCTGGTGATGCTGGTGTTGGTGATATAGCAATAGATTTATTTTTGCGTGGTTTCGATCCACCATGAATTTTACGAGCCTTTGCCTTGCTCGTAGTTGTGGTTGTTAAAATATCAACTATTTTTGCTTTATTAGTGATTACCCAATCCACAACTTGATCTATACCTTTGGGCGGAAGCAATTGTTTCAACTCATATTTTTGGGCTTCTTCCAGAGACAAAAAACTGTGCTCCCCAACTTTAAATGCCGGTGTTCTTTCAATCATAACTGTGCATATACTCCTTATCTTTTAATTTCTCAATAGCATTATCTATCATGCTGCCAAAACCATCCGCTAATGCATCATTATAAATTTTCATTATTTCCTCTTGAGAAAATTTATAATTACAAGTTTCACATTCCTCACTCCAATCAACCATATGTTCTCCAACATCAACTTCGGCAGTTAATAACTCGTTGCATTTTGGGCAATAAAACTTGTAGTACATAATTCTTTATTTATGCCATATCATACCACTTTCTAAATTATTTGTCAAGTGAAAAGTTGGTGCGCCGAGCAGGACTCGAACCCGCAACTAACGGTTTAAGAGACCGTTACTCTTCCGGTTGAGTTACCAGCGCAAATACCACCTTTGTCTGGATGGGAAGGCAATGGTGGATTAATTTCCCCTTACCGGGGTTAATATATTACCCATCTATTACCCGATACGTAGTGGAGCCTTTCAGGATCACTATTTAGAGTCTTATCCACCAAGACTACACGAATACGTGCATTGTTGTCATCCCACAGATATAGACAACTATCACCCGTGGGGAATCATTTTTCACTTGGCATCTGGTTTAGATGACTCAAGATCAAATTCATATTTCTTCTCAGGTGGGCATGGTCTTAGCATTGCCGCCAGTTCCTTCGGGTAATCGAAGTATAGACACATTGAATTTGTGCCAACATATACATGATTACCGAGTTGTTTCTCCACCGCCTTCTCAAACTTTCTTAGGTTTTCAAAGTCGGCATCTTCAAACGTCAGATGTATTTTCATTATTGTAATTCTTTTAAGTATCGTTTAATCGTTTTTACAAAAATTTCTTCATCATAACTACCAGATTCAAAAATAAACCTACCAATTAAATAATTGTAATCACCAGTAGAATTATCCAACTCACTCCGCTCAATTATTTCTTGAAATTTGTTCCATACTCGCTCCCAACAATCTTCCGGAGTCAAGAGCTTCTTTTTCCTATATTCCGATCTTTCGTACCATTCTTTATGTGCTTTTTTCATATGCTTTTTCGTTATAAGCAATCCGAGGAAATTTCATTTTCAAAATTCTACCATGCATCACTCTTCCATCTAAATCAACATCAATGACTATGGCTCCACAATTTCGACACCACCGTACAACATCTTCGGTATCATCCCAATTATGGTTTCCATATATTCTTATCAAATCGTGAATTCCACTTTTACATTTCATAAAAATCAATTTTTATCTATAAACTGGTTCTTCATATATTTCACCACATTTAGAACACACCATGCGTATAATGCCTGTTCCACTTTCATGAACTGTTCCACCACATTTACGACATCTTGGCCGAATTATTCCGCCTTGAATAGGTTCAATAGACTTGTCTTTACCAAACAATTCATCAATCATATTTTCGACTGCTTTTTGCCGGTCTGACTTTTTATCTTTTTTGTTATTCGTTTTCATAAAAATCAATATGCTTTGCTAAACCTCTGAGCCAAGTATTTCTTGCTGAGCGGCGTCTCCGAGGGGGTCGGAGATTATGCCCTTGGTTCAGCGTCCGTAGAGGTCTTGGGAAATCATTTTTTAACATTACCAAAAATCATCTCCCACATGATTAATGCTCCAATCCACATGCCTACGAGAGGCAACCATATAGGAGATGTCAACATTAAAATCAATATGCCTATAGTTTTCATACTGTTATTATACACCATCTTGTATATTTGTCAAGTACCAAAATTGGCGGGTCATACCGGAATTGAACCGGCGTCTACACCGTGACGGGGTGTTATCCTAGCCCCTAGAAGAATGACCCAAAAAAACAAGGTGCCTTTTACTTTTCACAGTAATGGCGTGAATGTAATTTTTTGTTGCTGCAAGCACCTTAAATTGGTCAGGATGCGGAATCTTGCAATCCGAATTTCTGGCCCCCCAGACCAGCGTGTTTCTTTTACACTACACCCTGAATTTGTACCCGATACTGCGTTTGGGCAGTTAATTGTCATTAGTCATTAACTTAGTGCTATTATGCATGACACTATAGCCTCGGAATGGAATTACCCATAAATTGGTCGGAGTGACCAGATTCGAACTGGCAAGGTCACAATGACGCTCGGTTCCAGGCCGAGAGGGCTTCCGAGTTACCCGCCTACACTCCGAAAATTATTGTCGTTCTTCCCAATGTAAAATAGAATGGCAATTATGACACAGTACTATACATTTTTCTATCTCACTTAAAATCCTTTTTTTGCTCCAACCTTTATCACATGCATTAGCCAACGCAATATCTTTTTTAATTGGATCGGTATGATGAAATGAAAGAGTTGCGATATGATTTTGTGGACATTTAGAACATTTCAGTGTTGTTTTCATAGTCTGAAACCATTCTTTTATCATTTTTACTCTCTCTTTTTTATTTTCTTGTGAAATCTTCTTATTTCTATAATACCATTCTCTGCGATAGCGCCGCATGTCCTCTTGATTCTTTTGTCTCCATTTCTCGGTTGGCATATACAATACATATACAGAAAAGTCTCCAACCAACAAAATATTTTTGGAGACTTACATCCCGATAAAATGGAGCCGGATGCTGGATTTGGCACCAGTCAATTCAACATATCCACCAGGAAATCGAGAAGTAATTACTTCCCTAATATGATGGCTTTTAATAGCTGCGTTTTTTCTGTCCCATTTACTAGATAGGTGGTTAAACTAATCCGGCATAAATTGGTGTCGCTGAGAGGACTTGAACCTCCACGCCCATTACAGGCGACAGGCCCTCAACCTGTTGCGGCTGCCATTACGCCACAGCGACATAAATTGGTCGCACCGAAGTTGATACCTTCCTCCGACCTACGATTCGGACTATACAACCAACTACGATGCGATAATATGGATTTTTTTGCTCAAGTAAAAACTGTATATGGGGAGGAAGGGATTGCGCCTTCACGGAGACATTAAAAACCCCCAACGTAAGAGTTAACACATTGCTATGTTAGAGCTACATTTCTTGGACCAGTATTCTCCACACTTGAGGTTGCGGCTGGCACGTTTTCTAACGGTTATGCTGTCAGATTTACTAACTTTCGCCACTCGCCCATAAATTGGCAGCCCCAGTCGGTGACGCTCCGACTTCCTCTGCTTGAAAAACAGAAATATTAGCTGGTATACGATAGGGCCATAAATTCGTTAATAATTGGATTTGCACCAATCCGGTTTTCCAAAACCTTAAGTAGGATTCGAACCTACACAAACTACTCGTTATAGATGGAGTTGCACCACCGTTAGTTCTAATATTTATCAACGAAATTGATGCAGACAGAAAACTCTACTTAAACAAAGTTTGAGTTTGTTGTCATGTAGCACTCGCAAGTTAACGTGTGGTGCAATAAGGCGAGTGTTCCTACCGACTGGTTTCTTAATTCTTCATGCACGAAGTTTCTGCATAAAATATGACGGTCACGCATTATATCTCAAACCATTCAGTCATACAACTGATATTATACACAACTACCGTCTGTATGTAGGCTTCACACACCTAGTAAAAACTAGATACGGTTTTTTTCTGCCTTGCGGCTTCCCTCGCTCTACTACTGAGCTACCCCCGGATTGGCCCGGGAGGATGGATTTGCACACACCGACGCAGGGATTTAACATAGAATTTTTTCTTGCTGTCCGTATCTAAATTGGTGTATGGCTGATGAATTTCACATCACTTGTTCTGCCACTATGTATAAAGAACATTGGACCCGGCATTAGCCTACCAACGACTTCAAGTGTACCGGCATCGTCCGATGCTACCACACATAAATTGGTCCCATTGACTGGTAACGCTCCAGTGTCTCGGCCTCTTCGGGGCCACGCTAATCTATCTCAGCTACAATGGGTTTAATATATTGAAATTGGTACTCCAGGCAGGAATCGCACCCGCTATTCTCGTGGTTCGAAGCCACGCATGATTCTATTATCACCACTGGAGCATAAATCTCTTAATGTCATAACCAAACTACTACCCACGATGGCTTACGCCAATTTGGTTATCGTTATAACGGCTAACAATGAATTACGTAATTATGATCAATTCCATCGCTTACCGGAGTGTGGCTCACTTACATTAAGAAATTGGTCAGGTGGATGGGGTTCGAACCCATTCCGTCAGATTCACAGTCTGAGATGCTACCAAATACACCACGCACCTGATATAAAGTAACACGGTCAAATTCACAAGCGAACCGTTGCCCACTCTTCGCCCGGTTGTCATTTCCAATAGTAGCCCGGCCAATTAACTTAATAAAAGGTAGCTTTCTATCTTCACAAACTTACCCGATGGTACTCATGGGCCGTCTGACCTTATCGCTTCATTCCGTTTTTACACGGAAACGTGTTGCTTTATAAATCGTGAGCGGTGTTTTCAAGCACTGGGCACGCCGCTCGAAGCCAACTAAGTTGTCTAAAATTATGAGAGGTTTTTTTGTGAGCTAACTCTCATCCTCACACCAAACATGCGTCAGAAACATATTGCTATATCTATGAAACCAATATCATTCTTGTCGGTTAACCGTTGGTCCGGAAATAAAATGATATTGTTATTTATCGGTATCTGGAAATTAAATGGCTCTCGGGGTTGGGGTCGAACCAACACAAGCATTGTTCATGTCTTCTGGTTAACAGCCAGCGGCTTCACCGATTAAGCTACCCGAGAATAAATTGGCTCCAAAGGCTGGACTCGCACCAGCACTAAACAGTTTAACAAACTGCTGTGCTACTTTAACACTACTCTGGAATAAATTGGTCGCCTTCGCCAGACTTCATCTTGGCATCTTTTCCCCAAATGGGAAGCGTTCTGGATTTTGAACTATTAGGCGTTAAATTGGTGCCTCAAGAAGGAGTTGAACCTTTTCGTCATCCGCCTCATTTATTTTTCGACATTTGATTTACAGTCAAACATGAGGAACTTTCGGCATATTATTTATCTTTGATTTGTGTTTGATCCATTCCGAGAATGGAATCTGATTACATACTTCATTCGTTGAAGAATATCAGGGTCAAGATTGTTTTTACTTGAAAATTCATCTAATTGTTTAAACCTCCCAAGCAAATAAATCGTTCTCAATCGTTGATAATGATTTTTATTTTCTGCGGCACGTTTCAATCTTTTTGCATCATAAAAAGTAGAAACGATAAACACGATAATCTTTTTCCGAAAGATCCCACGGAAAGCCTGAATTCGTTCCATGAGAATTTCGCCGCACTTGGTTTTCCCTAATTCATACATGAACAAATTATAACACACATTGAAAAATTGTCAAGTGTCTATTATCATTAGTCCTCACTTCCATTATCTATCTTTAAGTTGTATTTGATCCATCCCCATAATAACTGGTTTTATTTCAATCAGGAGTTGAACTATTTGTTGTAACTTTTGCATGGCCGTTGGAATATTTGCTGGAACTGGGCCATGCAAAGCTGGCGAATACATACTTCTAAAATCCTTTACTTCATTAGTAACGTTTTCCAAGGAGACAATCAAATTTCGCCATGTCTTTCCAATTTCAGTTGATACTGTGATATTGTTGTAAATAGATTCGAAGTCTGCTAAACTCTCACGAACATGAAGAATTTCTTCATTGACAGTTTGCTTGATGAGCGATTGAAGTTCAATTTTATCCATATTCTATAAATATGAACCAATTATCGTAAGCCAAGCATAAAGAGAAAATATACTTTTGCTTGACTTATGTTTCCTCTTCTAATGTGTTTCCAAAAGGATTTCCACATTATGAGGCGTCTCCACAACCATAATGCCGTGGGCGAAGTATATGCCTTATGGAATAGATAAAAATACATAATTTTATGCTTTCACTCTATTCTGACGGAGAATTTCTTCAATCTCCTTCATACGAGCAACCATCATTCCTTGCCGGTCTGCTCCTACTTCCGGTGTCTTTTTCTTTAGACGATTAAGACGATTCTTTAATTTGCCAATCATGTGTGCCGAATTCATATTTTTAGTTCCTTACTAAATAGACTTTCTTCCCATTCTGATAATTCTCCATCAGATTGCAGTTTTTTCCAATCAATCTCCTTTATACCAAGGGGAATTGTATTTAAAATGTGTCTTTTTATTCTTAAAGATTTTTCATAAACCTTTATTTCATCTTCCGATAAATAATTTTGCACTTTACATTTGTATGAACTAAATTCTTTCATATCCTCTTTGCATTTATCACAACTGCCACTATTACAAGAACTATTTTTGCATTCGGGGCAAGTGATAACTGCAACATCACATAGATCACACCAACTTAATTCATATTTATCTTTCCACATTTTTGTATCAAGTCCGTCCACAGCATTATTCATATTTATCCTTTCTATTAAAATTAGGATGACAATAAGTAGTTATCAGTTACCCTATTAAGTGTCACAGCTATCACACTACTTATAAGAATGATAAATTCTTGTTTCACTAATAATGATGTTTATGCAACAATCATATTGTCATAAAATGGTGGGCATGAAAGGACTCGAACCTTCGGAGACCGTTAGGTCGCAAGTTTTACAGACTCGTGTAATTGCCGCTATACGACACGCCCAATATGGATAACGATTGCTCCCAACAACTGGAAAAGTAATATCTTATATTATCAATGAGACGAGTTCCTCATCCGACGTTCTATCCACATAAATTGGTATTCCTATCCGGTTACGCTCCGGACCCTTAAACTTGAGAGGTTTATGATCTGCTACTAATCTATAGGAACATTAAAATTGGTACACTTCCTTTTTTTCGATTTTGGCATTTCGAATCTCTATTTATATTCATGTTCATAGAATCAAAAGAATTTGAAAAACTTAAAAGTCGAGACATCGTTCCCTTTTCATGTAAAATATGCGGAAATATTTTTTATAGACCAAAACACACAGTTCAAGATATCTTGAAGGGAAATTCAAAAAGAAAACTACTTACATGTTCAAAAACTTGTCAATTCGAACATTTAAAAAAACGAAAAAAACTTATTTGTGAACAATGTAAAATTAAATTTGAAAGAATATTATCTCACTGTAAAGGGAAACATAACTTTTGTTCATCTTCTTGTGCAGCAAAATATAATAATACTCATAAAACCACAGGCTATCGACGCTCCAAACTCGAAAAATGGATCGAAAAACAACTTATCATCAAATATCCAAGACTCCAAATTAATTATAACAAAACCGATGCTATAAATGGAGAATTAGACATCTATATCCCATCTCTAAAATTAGCGTTCGAATTGAATGGTATATTCCATTATGAACCTATTTATAGTAAAGAACAATTTAATAATGTACAAAATAATGATAAGCGAAAATTTCAAGCATGTTTGGAACGAGGAATAGAACTTTGTATTTTAGATGTTTCTTCTCAAAAATATTTTAAAGACAAAACATCAATAAAATATTTAAAAATAATTGATGATATAATAAAAGAACATTTAAATGGTGCTGTTGTCGGGATTTGAACCCGAAACAAAACTTTCGCAAAGTTTTATGATATCCATTTTCACCACACCAGCATAAATTGGTAGGCGATCTTGGTAACGCTCCAAGGAATTCCCCTTATCAGGAGGATAGTATACTTTTTACTTAATCGCCCATAAATATATTTCTGGATTTCACTACTGTTCCGTTTGTACACAACGTCTATCAGGTTTTTGGTAATCAAATTACTTCATCAATCTTCTCAGACTTGCACTGAGATCTTCAAGTTAGAAATATGCTTGCGTGCTCGCTACTTACACCAAGAATAGCCTTCATCTTGATTATCAAGAAAGTGGCGGGCATACGGGGTTACGCTCCCTCGGACTTCTGCGTGACAAGCAGATAGGTTACTATTACTTTATATGCCCAAATTTAATCTGCCTTAAAATCTTAGCGCCTTCTATCATATTTTTTCTCCCATCGTCAGAAGCATTATTCACTCCCCAAGTAGAAGTTTGTGTATGGCAATTAGGACAAATCATTCGTAAATTTTCTATTCGATTATCCTTTACATCTCCATTTATATGGTCAATTTGTAGTCTTAAAAATATATCGTTCCATTTATTTCTCAAGTTACAAATTTTACATTTTTGCTCTAAATTTCCATATATCCATTTTCTCAATGTTCTATTAAGAATGGTATTCTTTTTTAATCGCTTCATAGTAAAATAATCTCCATGACATTTATTAGAACAAAACATTCCCTTAGAACGTTTGTCGTTATATGAAAATTCATATTTACAATGCTGACATATACTTTTCTTAATCATGTTGATAAATAGTAGATTCCTACACTAAACATCATCTCTCTACATTTTTATATTGACTAGATATATTTCAGTTTTCTCGTTTATTGAAAATCTTGATAACGGTGTTGTTTTCTTTTTATCAAGACCCACATACAACCAGCCCGTAAGACACACAAACTGATTTGTCAACTTAACCATATCATTAAATTGGTGAGCCGCCACGGTAATGCTCCGTGTTCTAGGGATTAAGAGGCCCTTGCTTCACTATTAAAGCTTGCAGCCCATAAAATTGGGGTGATATATGGGTGCTGCCCCCATTCCGTTGGCTCCACAGGCCAAGGTACTACTGTTATACGAATACCACCATAAGGTGTTTCTTTGCTGAACTTGATTGAACTTGATGAACGTTACACCAGTTCACTGGAATTATGAGTCCCTACCTCCAAACGCTTTAGGTAACTCAGCAATACGTTAGATGCGTTCACCCGAAAGTGATTTACCGGCATCTCTAATTAGAAACAGAAATTGGCAGATGCCGTAGGATTTGAACCCACACAAATTCTTTTGGAGAGAATTATGCTTCCATTACATCAGGCATCTATTGGTGATCCGGGTGGGAGTTGAACCCACAACTTTCGGGTTAAAGGCCCGCTACTCTTCCAGTTTGAGTTACCAGACCGAAATTGGTGAGGCCGGAGGGACTTGCACCCACTGCCGATGGTTTAAAAGACCATTGCTACATCTATATGAGCTTCGACCCCATTATTACAAACTAATCTAACCTTCGCCTTGCCAGCCCTCGGTTCATCGCCGGATCGCTAGTAGACCGATCTCCGTTTTTCTTTTCGTTGAGAACGCTCGGATAGAGTTCTGCTTTAACTCAACACCGTCACTGAAATCGTTTTTTTACAAACTTATCTTATACCGCTTTTTGCCATCTTTTAATCTTAAAATTACACCACTATCACTTTCCATATTATCGGCATCTTCACATGCCCAACCCTGCAATTCGAAATTATTTTTCTTAAACGTCTTTTTCTTCCCGTTTATCTTCATTATCACCGCTTCCAACTCAACCAAATCTTTCATAACATTTTTCCAACAAAAAAGCCGACCTTTCTTGGTCGGCTCTCTTTGATGCAAGTATGTAAGTACGTTACATCGAGAGCCTTCCTTCTGGGCGATCATTGATATAGACACTCTCTACGCTGAGCATCAGGACGCCCGGAAGCCTAAACCATTTATGTTGTGATCGCATTTTCATTTGCTTCTTACCAATAAGTATCTTTCAATTTTTCTTTTCGTCTGGGTTTTTCACCCGATTTCTCATCTTACGAGCTACATTATACACGAACTTTTTCGTTTGTCAAGTTCTTTCTTATCTTTCCCCAAAAGAATCTTTCGGTCGTGACCAGTATTTGTGGATAAACCTGTTAATTAAATGAGCTATCCTCGCCGCACGAAAGCTGTTCGATCCGATTAGTTCATTGCACAGCCAAGTGATCCTTCTTTTATTATTTTTTGTCATACAGGTCAAACATTCATTTCAAAGTTGTATCATGTTACATCTTTATTATACACCGGAGTTTGAATTTGTCAAGCAGTTTCTCAAAAATCTTTTATACAGGATTAATAGATAAATGTTTTTCAGAAACAAAAATAATTTCATTTTTTGGTAAAGTAAAAATGGTTTAACAAGATGACATTTTACCTTACCACGATGTAAGCTTTTCCAATCCACTTGAACTTGTGCTCCGGTATATGAACCTTTTATCACATATCTATCCAAATCATAAATTATACCTAGTGGCATATCCGGCATGGGGAGCAGATCGTATAAATCGGACTTTTTTATGGTACTCATATTACACACTTTCACTTCACATTTATATTATACCATATCTCTCAATATTGTCAAGCTCAAAATATTTCGTAAGATTTTTCGTAATAATTTATTCTTAGTTCATATGTATACAACATATGGGAAAAAAACGAGTTTATAGAACAAAGGAGGAGTTGAATGAACGAAACCGAACACATAGAATGCGTTCCTACTGGAGACACGCCGAACAAGAACGAAGGAAATCTCTTGAGCGATATTACAAAAGAACTGGGCGAACGTTATACAATGGCGACACATCTAATTCCAATAGAATGGAAACATAAGTCTGGTATTTATAAAATTGTAAATACTGTAAATAACAAATATTATGTAGGCAGTTCTAAGCGTATTTTCAATAGACTAGCCGACCATATCTATACCCTCAGAAAGAACAAACATGATAATAAACATCTCCAAAGGTCATTCAATAAATATGGTGAAAAATGTTTTCAGTTTTCTATTGTTGAAGAAGCGAATGCTAATAAAATACTTATTATCGAACAGAAATATTTAGACTTAATCAAAAACGACGGAAAAAATTGCTATAATATGAAATTTGTTGCAGAAGGATCTGATAGCGGATGTATGTCATTGCCAGAAGTGAGAATGAAAATTTCTCAAGGAAAAATAGGATGTAAAGCATATAATAAAGGCATTCCTATGTCCAAAAATCAAAAAATAAAATTGAGCAAAGTGAAAATAAAAAATACAAAAACTTCCATAGATGTTTATAAAGATGATGGATGTTTTATAGAAAACATTCGTGGGGCGGTTCCATGTTATACTAAATACAATATATCCGAATCAATGTTTTTCAATGTATTGCGTGGCACACGCAAAAGTGCCAAAGGATATGTTTTCAGAAGATCCGGAGTTCCATACACAAAAGAAGAAATAGAACATGTCAAGCGAATTAAGAAACAACGAAGTGAAATTACCTTCGTTTCGGCAATAGCCACTCCCGTTTCACGGGTTTGCTAATATCAAAACTGCTATTATATAGCATCGGTGGGTCGTCTAATACCAAATATTTCGAGAATATTTCGGGAGAATATAAACTAATTCCCCATTTGTTCTTTTCTTTTAGAAATGAATACAAATTAGCACCAAGGGCTATATTAGAGTTTTTATAGTTAGCATCTAAAAACTTTTCTAATCTATCATAATCTATTTTCTGGGGGTCATCAGCACCACGACCGACATTCATATGTGGTAGTATAACTATGTATTCTACTTTACCACTATAATCCTTATAGATTTCATCCAAATAATCTATAGATTTCGCATCAGAAACTATAACGTGGATATTAGTCCGTATTTTATTTTCTAACAATAGGTTTACCGCTTTTTTCCATGTAGTTTTGATATGAGGATGGGCGCTCACGGCAACCCCGCCAGCGTATTTTTTGGTTGCGTCTATGATTTCCTCAGAAAGGTGCATCCCATTCGTAGTGTAGTTGGGGACTATTTCAAATTTATGAAAGGCTTTAAGCACACCAACAAAATCATCGTGCATTGTTGGTTCACCTGCGCCACCGAGTGCCACCTGATAGACACGCTCATTCAACGACATAGGACCGAAAATATCGTTTATCTTTGAGACAACATTCTCAAAGTTTTTTCCATGCTTTGTAGCTGAGGTATAACAATTAGGACAATATGCTAAGCATTTACTATTTATGGCAACATCCAGGAATTCTGGAAAGCGAAGTTCCGTAATCGGTTTCGATGGGTCAATGGGAATACGAAGAGTTTTCCCATTAATATATACCGAAGAATAATTTGCCGATGGTTCTTTGCGGTTACGCATGTGATGCTAATGATATCTCTCACCGTACTCGAACAATCCCATAAGATTATTCATAATATCAAGCACTTTCTTAAGTTCGGGAGCATGAGGCTTTTTAGTTGTAACCACCAAAACGGTACTACAACGTTCACAATCCTCCATATGTTCCATATGCTCTTTTGCTTCATCACTGTCTTTATCATATTCATCGTAACAATCACAGTTCTTTTCGAGAGAGAATGTGAATAGATCGTCGGCCCGAAGCTTGCTTTTACCCGCTTTCAAGATTTCGTTGACCAACTCTCGAAGAGTTTTAATGGTTTTCTCAGTAGCCTCAACATAAATTTCAGTCGAAGAATTCGTAATGAGATCAATGAATGAATGTATTGGAATATAGTATTTCATAATTTTATCTGTTTTCAACCACATCCACGTTAAAAATACCCGTGAGGTTGCTTAACATCTTGGCAGTTGTTTTGCCTAATTCACTCTTTTCATCTTTACATTTTACCAGAAGAGAAATATCCTTGTACTCTGGTTCGTATCCCTCTTCTTCATATCTTTTAATATCATCAGGATTGAGTTCAATAGTAAAAAGATTATCGGCAGTGTATGAATTTCCTCCAAGAGAAAGAAGATTGTTAATTATCTCTTTTATAGTATCAATCGTTCTTTGAGTTGCCTCAATATAGAGTTCGGTTGAGCTATTCGTGATAAGATCCACGAACGAATGAATTGTGATAATGTATTTTTTCACATAACTAATCTTAACCAAGATGCCATCTTTGGCCACCCATATATGTGCAAACAATTTCCACCAATTCATGTGGAATGGAATTATCTCCGGCAGATTCGATCAGAATGTCTCCTTTCTGGCATTTAATATCATAAAATAAATATCTACTGAATATTTCATATAATTCAGCAAGTTTTTCATCCTTAAAAGCAATACGTGGATATTGACTAATATTACGGAAAGTAGATTTTACCTTATCAATTTTTACCTGTGGAATTCCATTATCTGCCAGAAACCACTTGAACATGGCCAGGGTTGCTTTTTCACTATCAACCGCCCAATCAGCCCAGATTTTGTTTTGGACTTTTAGCCATTTTTCCCCCGCCAATTCGTACTTCTTTTTTTCAGCAGGAGTAGCATTTTCCTTATAAACGGGAGTGGGATATTTTTTCCTAGCTTCTTCCTCAAGGGCTTTTAATTTTTTATACCTCTCAGAATTTTCATAGTTCCGTGGATCTCCTCCCCACGAACATGACTCCCACACCCGATGCATATTATTATATTTTTCGTATTCCTCACGAAGATTTTCGGGAAATCTCCAATACCTCATTGTATATTTAGAAATTGTTGGCTTCTTGAATATGATTGTAAAAAGAGTATCATCTTCGGGGACTTTTCCATATTTGGCATCAGGCCCGATCATTTCATTATGAAGTTTAGCAAGTTGTCGAAGAACATCCTTGACAGTCTTAATTGACTGTTTTTTATTGCAAACAAACAATTCGGAAGAGGAATTCGTGATGAGATCCACCACCGAATGAATATGGGTTACTAGTAAAATTTTCATTGTAGGAGAAGTATATAACAAGTTGAGGAGATTGTCAAGGAAATATTTTTGATCTTGCTTCGGCTAATAATTTACCGTTGCAATTCTGATAATTTACCTTT